TATGGCCCTGGTACGAGCGCTGAACAAAATGACGAAAGCAGGTATGCCTGAAAGCGTGCGTATTGCCTGAAAACACAACCCGCTACGGGGGAGACTTACCCGAAATCTGATTTATTCAACAAAGCCTTTAATGTGATAAAAAATACAAGGCCAAGCATCAAATGAATATCAAACAGTCGCGTTACATCAGAAGACTTGAAGATGGGACTTACACCATCAAGCCTGACTCTAAACTGGTTGCTTCCAGGGACATGTGTGAGGTTTGCGGCATCAAAACCGCCTGCCCGATCTACAAGACTCGGGCATCACTGCTGGAACAGGGAGCGTCATTTGAAATCAATACATGCAAACGATACGTCCCGCTCATCTCCTTCAGAAAACCTTATCTTGGTTTAAAGGAGGCATACTTCAACACAATGCGCAGCGGCGTAACCTGGGTCAACCGCGTTAGTGAAAATTCTATTGTTTGCCTGGTTGGTGCTGAGAACGGTGAGATCATACGCTTTGCGCGCGTCGCAAAGGTGTTCTCTGGCCCCGTCGACAAAATGCTCAAGATAAACGCCAGGTTCAACCATCTATGTCTCGGCGGAAAAACTCAGGACGAGGTAAAAACCGTTATCCAAAAGTCATACGGCCACTTCCTGAAAGAAGACAGCTTGCTGACGGTAATCTACCTGAAGAGTCTAAAGCACGAGCACGATTGGGAATATCACACCGAAGAAGAAATTCGAATGATGGAGGACGTCACCCCGCCAGATAACGTCGTGAGTCTCGATGAGTTAAGACGTAGATTCGAAGAGAAGATTTAACCGCGCATATTCAGCCCCTCCGCTATTCTGAGGGGCCTTCTCTCTAACCCCCAACTCGCCCAAAGTAACCACTAAATCTCTCAGGGGAGCGTTTTAGGGGCTTTCTTATTGTGTATCTTCAAAAAAACAACGGCATACATTGCACATCTTAAAAATTCACTTATTATCGTAATACAATTACAATTTGTTTCTAATGTACATGTATGCACATAGGTATAAACAATGGAAGATAAAGAAATAGAGTTTTATCGTAATGGTAATGTGAGTATCACTAACGCTCGTTTTATGGTAGGCAGCACGACTTACGCTATGCATGGTGTTACGTCAGTAAAGCGCGGAGAAAAGATTCCATCCAAGGTTGGCCCAATTATTACTGGCATCATTGGTATCTTAATGATTTTCTTAGCAGCTACGCTGATGTTTAAAGCAATCGGTGTACTGGTCGTTCTCTTTGCCATCTTCTGGTTCAAGGGCCTCAAAACAGAATATCTTGTCTTTTTAAATAGCGCTTCTGGTGAGTCCCAAGCCTTAACCAGTACGGATAAAAGCTACATCGATAGCGTTATCCACCACCTCAACGAAGCTATTATCCACAGAGGTTAAAATTCAAACTGGGTAGCCAATAGACTACCCACCTCCTTGCCATACCTCCCCCTCTCAAAAGATATAGCATAGCCTATCGCACTTCGGTATCATGCTCTTAGATAAATAAGTGGTTACTTATTGTTGGTGTTTAATATGCACCTGATGAAGTCGCTTGGTGGCCTGTTAACCCACTCTATCATCGAATAAAACAACAACAGGAAAACACATGAAAACGATATACGGTGTGATTTCAGACCCACACTATCATAGCTGGTCTGCGTTCTCGACAATCAGCGTCAGCGGTCTGAATTCTCGTTTAAAAATTCAGCTCGATGCAACCATCGAGGCGGCAAAAGCGATCAAAGCTTCTGGCGCAAAATACATGTTTGTTGCTGGCGACACATTCCATACGCGCGGCTCAATCACCCCTTCCGTGCTCCACTTCGTCACTGAAGCATACAAAACGGTCATCAATGAGATTGGCCTGGAAGTTTGGATGTTGGCCGGCAATCACGATCTGGAAACCAATGACTCGGTATTTTCCGCGAATGCGGCGGCGTCATTGCAGTCAATTGGTGTGAATATCGTTTGTGGCCCGGCGCAGAGTGTCAAAATTGACGACGTGACCGTCCACTTTATCAGCTGGCGTAACAGTCATGCCGAATTACTGGCGGACATGAAATCTCTTCGTGAGAAAGCTGGCTCAGGCATCCATGACATTGTGATCCACACAGGTATAAACAAAGCCATTCCGACAATGCCAGATGTGGGGATTGAGGCAAACGATCTGAAGGAACTCGGTTTCCGTCTCGTTCTCTCCGGCCACTATCACAATCACAAAGAGATAATCCCTGGTGTCGTGTCAGTCGGTGCGTTAACCCACCAGAATTGGGGCGACGTTGGTACGTTGGCCGGGTTCATGTTGGTTCAGGAAGACGGTTCATTCACGCAGCACGAAACATCGGCACCGAAGTTTGTATCTCTGGAAGGCGATGTGACTGAAGACGACATTCGCGGCAATTATGTTCGCTATCGCGCAGTCATTGAGAACGACGCCGAGGCAGTGCAAATAAAAGAGCAACTGGCGACGCTGGGTGCCGCGGGTGTTGTGACAAATCTCATCAAAAAAGCGTCGATGATGGCTGGAACTGCAAGCACCGAATCCACCAGCAAAATCGACAGTCTCTCTGAATCAATCAGTGCCTACTGCAAGGTTGTCCACGATACGGATGGCGGCTTCGATCTGGCTAAGCTCGACTCACTATGCAACGAAATCCTATTAGAAGCGGAAAGCGCGGGGACGTCTGAATGAAATTCCTAAATCTGAAAGTTGAAAACTTTATGGTCATTGCTGAGGCCAGCGTTGATTTGGATAGCCGAGGCTTGGTTCTGATTCAGGGCATTAACGCCGCGGACTCCAGTGCAGCGAGTAATGGCGCCGGCAAATCAACGCTGATGAATGCTTTGATGTGGTGTTTGTACGGGGAAACAGCCACTGGATACAAGGGCGATGACGTTCTAAACTCAACGACGCCAAAGAACTGCCGCGTTTCCGTGACCATTGAAGACGAAGGTAAGCAATATGCGGTAATTCGTCACCGTGCTCACAAAGAATTCAAAAATCGTCTCATTGTCCGCAGTGAAGACGGTGATTTGACCAAAGGCAAGGACACGCTGACTCAGGAACTGGTTGAGCGGCTGATCGGCTCTTCGAAAGAAGTATTCATGGCATCCATCTATGCCAGTCAGGAAGCCATGCCGGATTTGCCAGGTATGACGGATAAAAACCTGAAGGCGATTGTTGAAGAAGCAGCTGGCATCGACCGTCTGACAAAGGCTTATGCTATCGCCCGCGACAGAGCTAATGCGATGAGCGCTCGACTCGACAGAGCCAACGCTCAGGCTGAAAGCACAGTATCGCTTATCACTTCAACAGAGACGGAGATTGAGACCAGTACAGCCGCTGCCGAGGCGTGGGAGAGAACACGTTCCGTTAGGCTCGATGAAGCACGAGCCGAAGCGACGCTGATCGAAGTCAAGGTAACGGAGGCCAGCATGGAAATGGCCGACATCCCGGCCACCATCAACAAAATTGAGAACCAAATCACGGATGAAAAGAAAAAGCTTTCCGGCAGGGCTGAACATGATAAGAAAGTTCAGGCAGCGAACACAATGGTGGCTGATGCAGCGGCGGAGATCCGAGCGACTGAATCAGCCCGCGACAGAGCCGTTAGCGCAGCAAAAAAAGCCAAGCTGAATGCGGATAATGTCAATTCAAGCGTAGGCAAGCCATGCTCGACGTGCGGTAAGCCATACACTAGCGGTGATCTGTCTCGCGTTCATGACAACTACGTCGGCGAAGTCCGTAAGTATGTAGACGAAGCTAAATCACTAACAGCGGATTTAGCGGCCAAAACGGAGCGTCACGATAAAATCGTCGTGCTGCGTGATCGTCTTGTCGCCTCGACCCCCGACGTCTCCGCAATCACTGAGCGCATTTCTGAGCTTACCCGCAGTCTGGGTAACGTAAAGTCACGGCAAGTCGAAATAAAAGCGGCAGAGAGTGCTCTGGCTCGCGCAAACGCACAAGTGAAAGCGATCTCGGAAGAAGTTAACCCTCACAATGCAGCCATTTCCCGTCATCGCGAAAATCTGGCAATCCACAAAGAGAAGCTGAAAGAGATCCGACGCGAAATCGAAGGGATGAAAGATCAGGCGCTTTTGCTTGAGAAGGCACGTCAGATTTACTCACCATCCGGCGTTCGCTCGCACATTCTGACGGCAGTAACACCATTCCTGAACGACAGAACGGCGGAGTACCTGAGTACGATGTCGGATGGCAATATCTCTGCGGTATGGTCAACGATGGACACCACGAAGAAAGGAGAGATCCGCGACAAGTTCAACATTGCCGTTGAGAAGGCTGGGTTCAGCAAAGACTTCCGTGGTCTGTCCGGTGGTGAAAAGCGGAAAGTGCGTCTGGCTTGTGCGCTGGCGCTTCAGGATATGGTCGCGAACCGGGCCAGCAAAAGCATTCAGTTGTTTATCGGCGATGAGATCGACGATGCGCTGGATTCGGCAGGACTTGAGCGTCTAATGGGGATTCTGGAGGCGAAGGCGCGTGAGCGTGGCACGGTGATGATTGTCTCGCACAAGGAGATGAAGTCGTGGTTCCGCGAAACGGTGACGCTGGAGATCAAAGAGGGTCGCAGCTATGTCGTTTAATCCGACTGGCAATCAGTTTGGTCAGATCGTTACCTGCGTTGCTGCAGCGCGGGTAATGGCTATGCGCTTTGGCGGTATTGTAGATTTTGGCTCTTTCACAAGCCATTACAAAGACGAACTGACACGCCAGCGCATTATTGAGGCAAGCGAAGCCTTGTTTGATGCTCAGTGGATAGGTGATTCAGCGCTTGTCTACATGGGGAATGTATTTGGTGCCGATCATATGGGTGGCGGCATAATCGTTTCGAGCAAGGAAGATACTGATATTGTTTTTAACCAGGTGAAGTCTGCCCATTTGTCTGGCCGTATCCAGCATATGAGCGCGAGGATGGCTGTTCGTCGCGTTCAGAATGACATGGCTCGATTTGGGCAACGACATAAATCAAAGGCATTTTCGAAGGTGGAAATGCCGGTAACGCTGATTGGCGATGGTGTTCTTCACTTCGGCATACGCTTCGATGACAAAGTTGAAACAGGTTTCATCGTGTCGACTGCCGTCCCAGATGACGCAAAAGAGAGCCTTCAGTACGCCAGTGAAACTATGAAAAAACTGGCTGTTTGCATCGCTGAAATGTGGCCCGATGTCATTGCCGGTTTCTCAGAGATTCAGGCATCGGGATGCGAACTTGATGAATTTAGCGAGGTGATAGAGCTTCGCAAAGCTAACCCCATTTGGGGAACGTGGTAACAACAAAGGAAAGCACATGAGTAATAAAATTATTAAATTCGCAGGGTTTGACCCAAGTCTGCGTAACTTTGGGATCGTCACTGGTTCGCTGAATCTGGATACTGCTGAAGTGACCGACGTGTCAATTAAACTGATTGAAACAGAGGCAACTTCAGCAAAAAAAACTGTTCGAACCAATAGCGACGATCTGCGTCGAGCAAACGAAATCTGGCGCGGCATTAAGCCCATCGTTGATAGCGTAAATATCGTGTTTGCGGAGCTGCCAGTGGGTAGCCAGTCCTCCCGCGCCCAAACATCCTACGGCCTGTGCCTCGGTGTTCTGGCGTGTATCGATAAACCTATTATTCAGTTGACACCAAATGACATCAAAATGCATATCGGCGGAAAAAAAGACACCTCCAAAAATACCATCATTGAGTGGGCAGTATCTAAACACCCGGATGCTGGCTGGTTTACGAAGAAGGTTAAAGGTGAAGTGAGCATTGTCAGTAAAAACGAACACCCGGCTGACGCATTGGCTGCTGTTTACACCGGACTGGAAACAGATCAATACCGCCAAGCTGTTTCTATGATGAGAGCATTCTTTTAAGTTTGCTTCATTGATAAGTAAACATTTACTTATTACTATAGGCCACTACATTTAGTGGCTTTTTTCTTTTGGACAACAACATGATTCGAATCATCAAACGGAATGGCAGTGCCGAAGCACTGTCTGAAGAGAAGTATAACCGCGTCGTTATGTGGGCAACGGACGGCGTTGATGGCGTAAGCGCCTCTGCCGTCGCCATGGGGGCCGCAGCGAGTATCGTTGACGGTATGACGACTAGCCAGGTACACGACGCTCTAATCAAAGCTGCCGCCGATCTTATCTGTGCCGACTCCCCTAACTACAGCCAGGTTGCAGCGCGTCTGAGTATTTTCAAAATTCGCAAAGATGCTCACGGCCAATACGAATACCCGGACTTCTACGAGCACATCCTGAAGAACGTTACTCGCGGCGTTTATGATAGCGAAATCATGCATAAATACAGCTGCGAAGAGATCGACGAGCTGGGCGCGTACATGAAACCTGAACGTGACGATAATTTCGGCTATGCAGCAACGACCCAGCTGCGCGGCAAATATTTGGTACAACATCGAGTAAACGGGGAAATTTATGAGTCACCTCAACATATCTACATGCTGGTGGGCATGTGTCTATATCAGGACTGGAATAATGGCGATATGGGCAAAACCCGTCTGGAAATGGTCAAAGGTTTCTATGACGTAACCAGTACGTTCAAGCTGTCATTGCCCACCCCGATCATGGCTGGCGTTCGCACCCCTACTCGCCAGTTCTCAAGCTGCGTTCTGATCGAGTCCGGTGATTCACTGAAGTCCATCAACGCAACGACCTCGGCCATTGTGGAGTACATCTCCCAGCGTGCCGGCATTGGCGTTAACTTCGGTTCCATCCGTGCGCTGGGTAGTCCTATTCGCAACGGTGAAGCGACCCATACGGGTGTTATTCCGTTCCTGAAGCTGTTTCAGGCGGCAGTGAAGTCCTGCTCTCAAGGCGGTGTACGTGGCGGGGCAGCAACGGCTTACTATCCACTGTGGCACCTGGAAGCAAATAGTCTGCTGGTACTGAAGAACAACCGCGGCGTTGACAGTAACCGCGTGCGTCACATGGACTACGGTGTTGAATTGAACCGCTTAATGTACCGTCGTTTGATCGAGGGTGGGGCTATCACGCTGTTTAGCCCTCACGATGTCCCCGGTCTTCTGAATGCCTTCTATGCTGACCAGGATGAGTTTGAGCGTCTGTATGTTCAGTACGAAAATGACCCGTCAATCCGCAAAGAGTCTGTGCCTGCAGTGGATCTGTTCTCTTCGCTTATGCAGGAACGTGCATCGACCGGTCGCATCTACATCGCCAACATCGACCATATGAATACGCATGGCGCTTTTGATGAGGCTGTGGCACCCATTAAGCAATCAAACCTTTGCGCCGAAATTGCCCTGCCGACTAAGCCGCTGGCATTTACTGACGATCCGAACGGCGAAATCGCGCTGTGTACTCTGTCCGCATTCAATCTTGGCGCTCTTGAGTCTCTGGCAGATCTGGAAGAAGTAGCCTTCTACGCTGTCTCTGCGCTGGACTGTCTGCTTGATTATCAGGACTATCCGATGTTTGCAGCGGAAACACCAGCCAAGGCGCGTCGTAGTTTAGGGATTGGTGTAACCAACTTCGCTTACTGGCTGGCTAAGAACGGTGCAAAGTATTCCGGCGTTGATGGAAACAAACTGGTTCACGAAACATTTGAAGCGGTTCAGTTCTATTTGCTGAAGGCCAGTAACCTGCTTGCATCAGATAAGGGAGCATGTGAATGGTTTGGTCAGACGAAATATGCGAAAGGCTTACTGCCTATCGATCACTACCGCAAGCAGCTGGACGCCTCAGAACTGAATGCCAACCACCCTCTTCTTCTGGATTGGGATGGGTTGCGAAAAGATATTGAGCGATACGGTCTACGCAACTCCACTCTGTCCGCCCAAATGCCTTGCGAGACGTCCAGTCAGATCACCAACTCCACCAATGGCATTGAGCCACCGCGTGGCCCGGTATCCGTGAAGTCGTCCAAAGATGGTGTTGTGAAGATGGTCGTGCCGGAATTTTCTCGCATCGGCGACGCTTACGAGTACCTGTGGGACATCGAGGATAACTTTGGCTACCTGACCAAAGTGGCGATCATGCAGAAGTTCATCGACCAATCTATTTCTGCCAATACCAACTATGACCCGGCGCGCTTTGCTTCCGGTCGCGTGCCAATGCAAAAGATGCTGACTGATTTGCTGGATGCGTATCGCATGGGTGTAAAGACGCTTTATTACCACAACACCCGCGATGGCGCCGGCGCTCGTGAAGACGACAAGATCACACATCAGGCCCATCTTCCATCGTCGACCGAATTTATCGATGAGGAAGACGAGTGCGGTGGCGCTTGCAAAATTTGATAACCAGGTGGGCGAAAGCCCACCTTTCTTCTCCGTTTGAGAGCCTGTTAAGTCCACATATCATGGCGTTATCGATAGCTGAAGTGGCATAGAATTTATTAAATAACAAAGGGAAACACATGTCTTATTCAACTTTCCGTCTCGGCGCAAACGACGCGACGAAAGAGCCGATGTTCCTCGGCAATTCAGTCAACGTTTCACGGTATGACATCCAGAAATACCGTGAATTTGAGAAGCTGATTGAGAAACAGCTGTCATTCTTCTGGCGCCCGGAAGAGGTTGATATCTCGCAAGATCGAATCGACTACATGACGAAATTGGCCGATCATGAGCGACATATCTTCACCAGTAACCTGCGCTACCAGACACTACTGGACAGCGTTCAAGGCCGTAGCCCTAACGTTACGCTGCTGCCGCTGGCTTCCATCCCGGAGCTTGAAACGTGGATTGAAACCTGGGCCTTCTCCGAGACCATTCACAGCCGCAGCTACACCCATATCATTCGAGGCATGGTTGATGATCCAAGCGAGATTTTCGACGGCATCGTAACTGATGAACAGATTATCAGCCGCGCATCGAGCGTATCGGCAGAGTACGACAAGCTTTATCAAATGGTCTGCGCTCGCGAGCATCTCGGGGAAGATGAATTTGAGCGTCTGTACGCGTCTGAGTTCGGCGGGAAGCCATACCCGATGCAACGCCAGCTGTTCCGCACCCTCGTTTCTGTAAACGCGCTGGAAGCGATTCGTTTTTATGTCAGTTTTGCCTGCACGTTCGCGTTTGGCGAGCGAAAGCTGCTGGAAGGCAACGCGAAGATTATGCGACTGATTGCGCGTGACGAGGCGCTACACTGCGAAGGCACTGAGCGCATGTTGCGAAATATGCGAAATGGTCGCGAAGGTTTGCTGTGGAAGCAGATCGCCGAAGAGGAAGAGCCGTTTGTCTACCAGACGATGCTCGACGTGGCCGAGCAGGAAATGCGTTGGGCTGATTATCTGTTCAAAGACGGCTCGATGATTGGTCTGAATGCGAAGATCCTGAAACAGTACGTGAAGTACCGCACAAATCTGGCGATGAAGCGACTTCATCTCAACCCTCTGTTTGACGATGTCACTTTCGATCCGCTGCCGTGGATGAACAGCTGGCTGTTCACCGACAACGTTCAGGTGGCGCCGCAGGAAACGGAGATCCCTTCGTATCTGGTGGGGCAAATTGACGCAGCCGTTGATACATCAATGCTTGGCGGATTTGGCGACCTGTAAGCCTTTTGATTTATTTTGTGGCCTGGCTCTCTGGGTCACAATAATCACATCATTCAAATGCACGGAATTAAAAATGTTAAAGAAAGTATTAGAGAAATCTCGCCTGAAATCTGAAGCCAAAAATGGCGCAAAAATAGACACGCTTTACGAGATCTACCCTGGTGGCTCCGACATTACGATGAAAATCGGCGAGATGGTGTCAGAGTTTCACGAACTATTTCAACATCCGATCGCAGCCGACATCACGCCTGAGCTTTTAGAGCTTCGTGCTGGTCTCATCCGTGAAGAGGCTGTAGACGAAGCTGCCGAAGCTGTTGAACATCTGGACATGGATAAAGTTCTGGATGCTATGGCCGATGGTTTATACGTTGGTATTGGCACATTGATCAGCGTGCGTGGCGGCGTGGTTAACGCCATGGCTCACTTCACAAAAGAGCAGAGCGAAGATATTTACACCAGCTACGTCCACGCTCATAGCAAAAAGCCGCAGGAAGATATCATCCTCGGGCTGTCTCAGTTTGGGGTGGCCGCAGAAGAGCTTGAGGTTATTGCGGCCAAAATCCGCTCTGGGTATGCAGACTCCACCAGTTTAGCCGTGGATTTGCGTGGCGCAATGAATCGCATCTACGTGGCGTCACAGATGGTTTATCACCTGGCGGATTTGATGAATGTCCCTGTTGTTGATCTGGTGGCCGAAGTCCATCGTAGTAATATGACTAAGCTTTGGCCGGCTGACGCCGAACTGCGCATGAAGTTGGTTGCGAAGTGCAAATACGACAAAGATGACCTGGCATTCCGTGTTGCTGAAGGTCGGGATGGTATGATCGGATATCGAATTTCCGATGGCAAAATCCTGAAGTCGCCAACTTATGAGTCGGCTGATTTGTCAAAATTCGTTGATATGGCAATTAACTCAGTAATCGGGCGTCACTTTTTCTAAAAAAGATGAATTATGCCTTGATAAGTAAATACTTATTGATGTATATTCTTTCTCGCCTTGTATTATTTTGTTTTGCTTAACCACCATTCCATAAGAATCTTAGCGGTCGGCCATTTGGTCGACCGTTTTTTTTTCTACAATACCTCTTGTTGTTGTGTAAAATAAGTAAATCATTACTTATCAATGAGAGACTCAATGAACGAACTATTCGAAAACGGCCTTTTGACCGACTCATCCTACGCCTGCGTTCTCGCGGAAGCCGCCTCCTCCGGCATTAAGTCAGACAATCGCACTGGAACCCCCACTATTGGAACCTGCTATGTGAATTCGCAGTATCCGCTCTGGGGCGCTGCCGTTCCGCTTATCTCCTCCAAAGCCGTAAATCTGAAGCCCCTACTTGTAGAGCTTGAGTGGTATTTGAAAGGAACCGGCGACGTTGCGTTTCTCCGCGAGCATGACGTCAAAATCTGGGAAGCCTGGACGCGCGAGGATGGGACATTAGGCCCGGTATATGGCAAGCAATGGCGTCGCTGGAACGATACCCGGATCGTCGATCGATATGACTTTGTAAAAAACTACCAGAGTTATCTATACCGTGGATACAAAACTGAAGGCTACATCGGAGTCGAAGAAGATCGCGTTGTTCTGTCTCGTGAAATTGACCAGCTACAGCGCATTGTAGACAAGCTACGACGCGACCCGACTGATCGCCGCATAATGATGAGTGCGTGGAATGTTGGGGAACTCGAAGACATGGCGCTGCCCCCCTGCCACTTCATGTATCACGTTTGGAGCCGCGAACTCGGCTTTGAAGAGCGTCTACGCCAGGCAAATGCCATCGGTGAAGTACACGCCAAGTATCTACACGAGTCACGCTATACGGCCCTGCTGGCTGAGATCGCGCGTTGTGGCGAAGCCAGTGAGGAAATGCTGGACTCATTGAACATCCCACGCCGTGCGCTCTGTTCTGCAATGATTCAGCGCAGCGTCGATGTATTCGTGGGTATGCCATTCAATATCGCCGGCTACGGCATCCTGACGTCTCTGATTGCTCAGGTCACTAACCACATGCCGATGATGTTCTCTCACTTCGGTTTGGACGTTCACGTCTACGAAAACCACATGAGCGGTGTTAACGAGATGATGGATCGTGACATCCCGGATAATTCAGATCCGGTCGTCATTTTCCCCGAGTCGTGGAAAGAGATTGATGACTTCCGCTGGCAGGACGTTCGCATCGAAGGTTACGCGCCGCATCCGTGGATCAAAGTGCCGGTGGCTGTTTGATATGGCTAAGGGAATGTTTGCGCTCGTGGAGCTGGATGACGTAGTCGCAGACAGCAGACATCGGGCCTCCGTCGACATTGAAAAAGACCGCATCGACATGATGGCCGGTGACGAGCTGATTTACCCAACGAGCAGGATGCTGAAAGGCTTTTATCGCTCGGGCATTGAAATCGTGCTGGTCACAACCAAACGACTTTTGAAAGAAGAGCGGGAAGTCACCAGAGCGTGGCTTTCCGCTCACGGCGTCGCCTACGACTATCTGGTTCAGGTCGAGAGCGTGGAGCATCTGACGCGATGGATCAAAGACAATCAGCGGGAAAATATTTTGGTCATGGCGATTTGTGCTGGCATCAAGCTAATCAGCATGGCGAATAACCACCCGCACAAACCTCATATTTACCAGGTTCAACGATGAGAATGATAGCGGCCGTTGGCCGGAACTTTGAAATAGGCAGAGGAAATGAGCTGCCTTGGAAATGCTCAGCAGATTTGCGTCTCTTCAGAGAGCTGACGCACGGATTCACCGTAATCATGGGGAGAAAAACGGCTCAGAGCCTTGGAAAACCTCTACCCGGTCGACGAAACGTAATGCTAACACGTTCACCAGCTGTAGTCGCGCCACAAGGTATCCAGATCGCGTCAGTCGAACGCTGTTTGCGCGAGTTTCCCAATGCCTGGGTTATCGGTGGATCTGCTGTGTACGAGGCGATGCTGTCACATGTTACGGAAGTCTGGCTAAGCCACATCAATGTCGAAGTGCCTGACGCTGATGCTTTCTTCCCCTTTGAAGCGATGCGTCAGATGGGGTTTGAAGCGGTTGACGTGGTAAATGAATTTATTGGTGATGACAATTCGCCGTCGTTTAAACAAATTGTTTACAGGAAGATGAAATGAAAATTGGTCTATGCGGTGCTCAGGGGACGGGCAAAACGACGCTGGCGAAAGCATACAGTGAAGCATCCGGCATTCCGTACCTTGACGCCAAAGTCGGGGATTATCTCAGCGATATTGGCGTCGATTTATCACGAGATGATATGCCTGTTGTTGAGCGCATGAAGGTACAGCTAATGGTGGCCGGCCACATCGCGAGTATTACGGAAGCGCCAGGTCTGCACAAGACCGGGTTTATCATAGATCGCACGCCGATCGACGTCATGGCGTATACCCACGACATTGCAGCCAAACACTACAAAAACGATGAAGTGCTGGAATTATATGCCCAGACTCACATGGTCTGCCTGGATGCGGCTGCGATGAATTTCAATCTGTGCCTCATGCTACGCCCCGGCGTCCAACTTTCCCCACAAGACCATTGTCGAAAGCAGAGAGCCTCGCTGCAGCCGTTCTACGTTAACCACATCAATATGCTCATGGCTTCGATGATCCTGTCATTCTCGCAAAAGGTGATTGGCGATGGTTTATCCCGGTTTGCGTTTATGCGGGACGATGTCATTGATCTGGAACTCCGTGTTAGTGCTCTGGATGAAATCGTCGGGAGCATTGCTTCAAATTCTGTTATGAAGTGCGAGCCTTGTCATTGATGTTGAACCCCTGATCTCATGAGTCAGAATAATAAAAAAAACAGAGGAAAACACATGTATAGCGCAGCCGAAGAGCTTGATAGAAAAGTCTCAGAAACCCTTGTGGACATTATCAAAAAACAGACTGGTGGATTGATGACGACGAATGAAGCGAAGGCGGCGATTCATTCGGTGTTCTGCTCTGTCATGGGTCTGGTTGGGGTCGATGTTGCTGAGCTTCTTGAAGAGGCGATGAATACGATAGAGAAGGAGCGACCTTCGCCGTTTCCGCTCTATATGAAAACCGCCAATGGTGCGTACATCACCGTATCACCAGACACTTCAGCAAGAAAGGTCACTGTAAAAATTATGGCGAGCGAGTACCGCACAATGGATTATGAGTGCGACAGCGCGGCCGGAACGATTAAAAAGGCACTGGAAGTGGCACAGCTGCTTACCAAACAGGGCGCGAAACGACTATGACAGTTGCAACAGGTATAGATATAGAGACAACAGGTCTTGACGTCTACTCGGGACATAAAATTATTGAGATCGCTCTCGTTTCATATGAGCTGGAGACCTCGCGGAAGATTAACGAAGTATCGCTGCGGTTCAATCCAAGACGGAATATAGATGCGAAGGCACAGGCGGTTCATCACATCTCACTTGAGATGTTGGCGGATTGCCCGCTATTCGAAGACAAGGCCGCTTCGCTGGCTAAAGCACTAGCCGCGGCGGACGTATGGGTTGCTCACAACGGTCGGCAATTCGATATTCCATTTATCACCAAGCAAATGAGAGATTGCGGCGTAGAATTAATTCAGCGACCTCTGATCGATACCATGGATGCGCGGTGGGCGTGTGAAAGTGGGAAGATCCCACGATTGCAGGAGCTGGCCGTTGCCATGGGGTTCGTTTATGACGAAGAAAAGGCGCATGGGGCGCTATACGATACAGACTTAATGATGCAGTGCTTCATTAAGGCCAGAAATGACTACGGATTTTTCCCCATACCCGCCTGACACCCACCACAAAGCCGCCTCCTGGCGGCTTTTATTATGCCTCAAAACAAATTGTTTACCTGTTTCATTCACTTCTCTGCCTGATGACACATGTCAAAATAGCTTCATCAAAACGATTATCACAAAGGAAAAACACATGAGCGCTACAAATTCAACCGCGAAAGAAAGCAGCAACGCTGATCTGATTGCAATGCTATCCGAACTGGACGGCCTTTCATCCATCGAAGAGCCAGATGTTTTGAAAGAAGAGGTTGTTGAAGTGAAGAAGTCATCAACCTACACAACTGATGATCTGTTCAGCGAACTCTTGCCGCTAGTCTCAGCTGAAAAGCCCGTCAGAAGTGAAGAAGAGGCAATAAAAGAGCTTCTGAGTAACATTGATGATGAAATTAAGCCGATTGAGAAACCGATAGAAGTGGCTGAAGCGCCGGTTGAAGCGCCGGTTGAAGCGTCGGTTGAAGCGCCGGTAGTTGAAGAGCAGGCATCGGAAACAAGGTCAGAGCCTGAAAAGCCGAAACGCTCACCATCTTCAACAGGCGCTCGCAAAAAACGGTTCTCGATGGATCAGCTTTCTGACGAAGTCATGGCTGAGCTAGGTTTTGAGCGCAAAGCCTTCATGGATGGATATAATGCCTGTCCGATAAAAGCGATGGACAAGATTCAGAACGTCATGGCCTGGAGCCAGGGGCTGGCTGAGCTTAGCGTATATACCCAGATATCGGTCACTCACCTAATTAACACAGGCGCCAGCGATACGGCAGGATTCCGTCTGGCTATGATGAGTAACCCAACTAAACCATACCCCTCATCGACCGCATCAGCGCAGGCGGGACAGATGATGAGCATCCTTCCGGTATTGGGGATGGCGATCAAAGATGGAAAAACGCTCACGTTGAATGAAGATTCCCCGCTGGTCAAGAAGTTCAAAAACGAGGCGATGTAATGGATATCAAGCGGCTTTTCCAGATGAAAAGACCATGCCCTGACTGCCCTTTCCTGAAGGACGGAGGTATAGAGCTTCATGAGGGACGTCTGGAACAGATTAAAAATGACTTACTGGTAGACGATCAGAGACCGTTTCAGTGCCACAAAACAACCTACTCAACAGGCGGAAGATATGACGACGACGGGGATCGATATCTACCGTCAGGAAAGGAGGCGTACTGCGCCGGCGCTATGGCTTTTCTCTACGCCAACAGACGAATGAATGTGCCAATGAGATTGGGCTTGATATACGGCGCACTGGATATCGCCGATTTAGAAGCCACCGTCCCACTTATCGACACCAGCATGTGAGACGAAGCAGGAAAGCCCCTCGTGGGCTTTTTCCTTGAAGATAACCATCGCATCATCCATCGCTAAAAAACGCGATCCCGAGCGTTACAGAGCAGATCTCGACACATCCTCTTGTTAGTTACAGTCAACACTGTAAAATAAGTAAACATTTACCTACTTACGGGGACGTATGAACGGTTCTCAGAAAATCAAAAACAGAGAGCGAGACGGTAGTCTTCGAGACCTCTGGAGAACACCTATATGGCTGTTTAAAGCTATTGAGGTGTATCTCGGCATGAAGTTTCAGGTCGACGTCGCGTGCAATAAAGACAATGCGCTCCTGCCTGATTTTATAGGCGTTGAACGTGATGCGTTAAAGTCCAGTTGGGGTTCGCCTGGCACGACCGCGTTTCTCAATCCGCCCTACTCCAAAATCAAACCATGGATTGACGCCGCGACGCGTGAACAGGCCAACGGAGTGACAACTGTCATGCTCGTTCCTCAGTCCCTCGACACTCAGTGGTATCTGGATGTGAAACGCAGTGCGAACCAGACTGTGCTGATTGTGGGCGGGCGCGTGGCGTTCATGGAGCCAGACACTAATCTGGGACTGGTTGAAGTCAGAGAGAACACTGGAGGCAGCATGTTGCTCGTCTTCCGTGGGTTCTGTGGTGCTGCTGGACACCAGACGACAGAGATCGACATAGGCGTTATGAAGTCGCTGGGTGGGTATGATCCGCTGACGGCGAAGAGGAAGCCTCGAAAGAAGCCTGTTAAGAAACCTCTTCACCCCATTATGTTTTAAAGACTTTAAAAGATATTAAATATATATAGGAGCCAGGCTTATTTAAGAGATTCAGGCACTTACGTGCCTTAATCTCTGTTTTTCTGGAGTCTATTTTTTTCACTCACCTCAAACTACAGCTTTGTAGCCGGTTTACTGGCTTTAAGCTGGTTTTAAGCTAACGAAAGGATCACTGCATGACTTACGAAACAAATATCGTCGCCTTGGCGGAAAACGAATTTCTGGAAAACACTCGCAGACTGATGGAGAAGCGAGATACGGCGTTTAGTCTCTATCAATGGGTTGTGGATAGTCTGCGCGAAGGCAAACATGTCGATGAGATCGGGATGCTGGTTGGCGACCTGATTAACTCGAACTTTGCACTTGAGGTGCAGCTCAAGGGTCGTTCTGAGGCTCGATGATAAGTAATTATTTACTTATAAATATCTGGCATGTATCATTGCTGGGCTACCAATGGTAGCCCAAATTTTTTAGCAGCCAAGCTAACACAAAATGGCAACAACACCAGTCTCTCGGTGAGAAACGGTCGGGACTGGTGGAGCAGTAAAGAACCTTGAGCAAGCGCTCTTGGGAAGGCCCAGACGGGATTTGTAGCATAGGGTCTGTATTGCCGGTGTGGACGCGAAGTGGTAACTCGCGTCGGTTGAGGGCAAAAGCTACAGGGCTGTGAGACAGGGGGAGCGACTTAGATACCTGACTCACAGAATAAAAGCTCAACCATTAAATTCTAAGAGGAACCTATACGAGTAAGCCCTTTCCACGAGAATGAAAGTGCTTACCAGTAGGGGGAGTTGCTGGACTTACGCCTAACTTTTTCGATTAAAAAGACACTGATTCGACCGAACCGTTAAACAATATGGGTCGAAGTTTTTTTAACGAAATCGTTAGGATAAGTATGTCCAGCAGCCCCTACCGAGAAGATTAAAAACATCAGCGAAACGGCGAAACAGAGAAGCGTAAGGCAACGAACTGGAAAGGCGAAATGGCGAAAAAACCAACAAAACAAAAAGGCATCAAATACAACCGGCAGAAACATATCTCTGACAAAAACATGGCGACAAAATTTGACCCGCGTTTGAAAGAGGTTGTTCTGTATACGGACGGATCATGCCTGAAGAACCCAGGCGGTGCTGGTGGAGTTGCGGCCATCGTTCGTTTTGGCGAACACTATAAAACAGTTCAAGAAGGTTTTCGCTCCACAACCAATAACCGCATGGAAATGCTCGCTGCGATCCGAGGGTTGGATCTACTTAATCAAAAATGCAACGTGACGATCTACACGGATAGCCAGTACCTAATTAATGGCATTTCGCTGTGGATTAAAGGTTGGAAAAAGCGCGGCTGGAAGCTGGCGAACGGTGAGCGGGTTAAAAATGTGGATCTCTGGCAGGAGCTGGATGCTGCGGTATCCGGTCATCGTGTCCGTTGGTGTTGGGTTAAAGGTCATGATGGAAACCCAGACAATGAGCTGTGCGACATGATGGCGCGATCGGCTGCTGAATCGCCAACGATGGTTGATCGTATTTACGAATCTATTTGTGCCTATAATTAATAAGTAAGTGTTTACTTATTTGCTGGCGTGTTGTATCTTTGGTCTGCAAGGATGATAGCGCGGTTAGCGCTTGTCTCATGGAAGAGACGACCTGTAAGCGGCTGAGTTTTCTCAGCCGCAACTATTTTAAGGCTCCTGTTAAGAGGCTTTATGATTAATTACCTCTCCGATCTTCTTCGAAATAAGCGGTTTGAGCGAAATGTCATCTCAAATCTAAACTTCCTCGAAAGTCGTATCCAAAACCTCAATGAGCGAATCCGAGTGCTTGAAAGCACCGTAGTGTCACAAGCCAACACGATCACCTCTCTCACGAAGAGCAGTGATTCGACGCCGCGCCCCGACCCGTTCCCTGATAAAAACTTTGCCCATGGAAAATTACCAAAGAAAAAGACTACAGCCGCTGGCGCTTCTGGTTATCGGGCTGACTCTGTCACCTCTCGGCATCGCGCCAGTTACGCAGATGATGCAGCCGGCGCTCAGCAATTCACGGAAAACAGAAGCCAAGTCCACGAGGACAGCGCATCTGTCTCCAGACATCACGGCTCATCCCACCACCACCACCACGACTCCAGTTCCTGCTACAGCAGCCACGGGGACGTTGGAGGGTATGACTCTGGATGCTCCGATTCGTCGTCCGGGTCTTTTGACTGAGTCATTAGCCTGATATTTAAACCTAAAAACAAATTGTTTAACAGCATAAGAAAACAAAGGAAATCACATGTTTGGTATGTTTAAAAAGAAAGTCCGCAAAGCAGCCGTTGAAGTTAAGAAAATGGAGAACCGCGATGCTGTAGAAGCAACCGTATGGGGCGCTTATGCGATTGCTTATGCCGACGGCACCTGTGACGCAAAAGAAATCAGCGTTCTGGAAAAAACCATCTCCGCTCTGCCCTCTTTCTCCCCGTTTGCTGGCGAGATTGCCCAGATGAGCGCCAATATTCGCTCTCGCTACGAAGCATCCCCTCGCTCCGCAAACGCTGAAGCCATGCGCCAGCTGGCCGACGTTGCCGGTACAACCGATGCGGTCGACGTTTTATGTCTGTGCCTGGATATCGCTGATAACGACGGCATCGATGAGAAAGAAGAGGTGATGCTGAAGAAGATCGCTCAGGCGTTGCAGTTGTCGCTGGATCAGTATCTGTGATGGCTCGCGTCAGCATTGCGCTGGCGCTGCTGGTTTTGTCTGTGCTGGTGGATTTCACCAGCCGGATTCTGTCAGTGGCCGCGGACGGTGTTTTGGTCATAACAGGCATAACTCTATTACTGCCTGCTCTGATTAAAGGCGCCAAAACAAAGTAAGGAGCTTCGGCTCCTTTTTGCTGAAGAGAACGAATGAAAGAATTAATTATCAAAACTTCTACGCCATCTATGACGAGTGTCGAGATCGCCGCGCTGGTGGGCAGTCGTCACGACAGTGTGAAAAGAACCATCGAGCGACTGGTTAAATCAGGCGTAATCACTTCTCCACCATTGGTGGAAAAGCCCACGGCAGGCCGTCCGGTGGCGGTTTATGTGTTTTCTGGTGAAGAAGGAAAGCGTGACACCTATGTCGTCGTTGCGCAGCTAAGCCCAGAGTTTACTGGTCTACTCGTTGACCGCTGGCAGGAGCTGGAAAACGCTGCAAAAGAGCCGTCACTCCCGCGTACCTACAAAGAGGCGCTACTCCATCTGGTGGCCCAGGTAGAAGAGAACGAACGTCTGACTGAACAGAATGAAGCGCTGGATGAAGCGCTGAGCATCGCTCGCCCTAAAGCTATTCTCATGGATCGCTTAGCCGGAACGTCAGAGCAACTTTATGGTATCAACGAAGCTGGTCGCATTCTGGGTACGTCAGGGGCTGTTATGGCTTCCTGTATGGATATGGTTGGCAATGTCTTTGCTAAAAGAAAATACTCCACCACCCCGCGCCAGTTTGTGAAGCAATTCATTGATCGCGAATACGGCCGCAACGTAACCAGCACCGGCGGCGGTCACATCCAGGCGAAGTTTACGTTTAAGGGGCTTTGCTATGTCGCTCTCCACCTCGTAAAACGCGGGATCATCACCGTAGACACCATTCCGTATCGTCCATGCCGCGATAGCGTCGAAGCTGCCATGGCAATGAAAAAGTCAGCAGCCTGATTAAACATGGACTGGCGCCTTTCGAGTCAGTTCATAATTAACAGCATCAGAAAACAAATTGTTATCAAAACAAAAAGGAAAACACATGTGCATTCGCTGTGAAGAACGTAAAGCAAAGAAAGAAGTAGTCCTGAGCCGCGCTAACGAAATCGCTGATCTTGCCATCTTAGCTACTGGCGAAATCAACAATATTCCCGATGCGCTGCGGATGACATCTCGTTTTGAGGCGTTGGGTGGCGAAGGTCTTCTGGAGCCTGTGAACTTGTTCCTCCTGATCGCCCATTTTGCCAACCAGAGCAAAGCGCTGGAGGCGGACAACAAGCGACTTCATGAGACTCTGAATTATATGACGATGAGCGAAAAAGCTGCGCCGGCGGACGGTAATAAAATGTCGAATGAAGAGGCTCTGCGTATCGTCGAAACGGTCGTGAATACCTTTGAGCTGGCCCAGGCACGAGCAATGGACGGCGCTAATGCCCAGATCCGCGAACTGAAGAATCGCTTTGGGATTAATAAGTAAAGCCAAGGCGCAGCTGTTCCGCTGCGCCTTTTCTGGAGCATTCTATGAAAATACCGATCATTCTTTTAGCCGTTGCGTTGGCCGGCTGTAGCACTCGACCTGTTAACACAATCAAGTTCCCGGATCGCGCGTATCAATACGGTGTCTATGGCACTGTTCATGTGCAATACGACGTCAACAAAGACGGCCGCATAGAAAATATCGTGGTCAACGGCGACGACGACGGCTTTTTTACAAAGCAGATCGTCAATGACATGAAGCATTGGCGGCTTGAGAAAGGCCATCCGATGAAAGCCCAGAAGCTTACCGTAGCTTTCGAAAGAGATCGTGTTCGAGCTAAAGGTGGATTCCTTGAAAATTAAACTTCCCGGTCGTCACGGCGGCTGGCTATTAGTGGCGGAGACCCGAAAATGATTAATGGAAATGTAATTCGTCAGGCAAATGACGGCGGCAATACCTGGATAGATTGCTCAGAAGAAGCCTTCAAACGAGCGAAAGAAAACGGTACGCCGGTGCGAGAAGTCCATTTGAATGACGAATCCTTCCGTGCGGCATTTGATGTCTGGCAGGATAAGACGGATTGGGTTCAGAAAGACCGGCGTTTTAATGTGTTAAAGCCTTGGGGGGTGGCATCGTGCCGATGTGCTGAAGGCATTTATTGAGCATCTGGAAGAAAGCAACGCTCAGGTCATCCAGTCACGCGACCACTACAAGCGCATGGCCGAGGAAGCGCTGAAATGCGCAGCAGGTTGCCAGGTGGAAGTGGTTTCTGCGCCAGGTGGAGAGCGAGTGATTAAAGAGCCTATGGCGAAACTACCGCCTCACATTTATCGTGAGCTGGTTTCTGAACTGACGCAGACCGCAAAGAAGCACTGCGGAACCGGCTCAATGAGAGAGGCACTGAGTTACGTGCTTTCTCGCTACGTAGAACCGGATCACTCGAAGAAATGAATAAGGGGCAAAAGCCCCTTTTTGTTAATACCCCTGGAAGTAGGCATAGGGGATTTTTAACCCCCCTCTTCCGCCAAATGATTGTGAGAAGTTTTTTTGATATTTTGACGTATACTTCACCTGGATTTCAGAGCCAGTCCATTTAATGAGAAGACCAGAATAACCTGTCGATTCACCATCGTCAGAAATATTGCCAGGCACCATGTTCATCAAAATCCACGGATTGAAGCCCGGAGAGAAAGACACTATCTGACTATCGACCGGCGAGTTTGCTGGTAGATCGATAAAGCCCCTGACGCGAGGCACACGACTGGCGCTTTTTGCACTCCATATCAGATCGCCGTTACCATTCATCACATCAAGATATCCGCTCTCAACGCCAAGGTTTCGAGTTGTCCTGATGATTTGCCCGCTTCCGTTCTGAAAGCTAAAGGCGCCAGGCATGGCGAAGGCACCGGCATTTAAACGAAACCAGTATAGGTAGCCCGGTACTGGCGTGTCTGCTGGTTTTAGAAAACCAAATGGGTATGACCCCCCGAACGGGTTGTCGATTTTGTAGTACCCGTTATCTGTCAGCCCGTCGATGTTTCTGATGTCAGAAAAGAGCGTTGTCTTGTTGTCTGAGTCTATTTGCAGCGCACCTGCGTCGTTATAGACCTCAAATCCGTAACTCATATCTTATCCCTAAGCATATCGATATACTTCTACTGTGAAAGTCTGGGACGTGCCGTATCCAGACAGCGTAAATAAGGTAAATGCATTGTCGCTTACCGCGCAAAAAGCCTCGTTAAAGGCACTTCCGTAAGAACCGGCAACAATCACAGCGTAGGCATTGCCGGCGTTGATACCCGAAACGCCTTGAGTAACTGAATTGCCACCGCCTGTTCCCACATTGTAAGTCCCTATGTACCTGCAGTTATAATCACTGGTATCGACAACAAGGTTCCCATTTTCGTCCCAGCATTGAAGCCCGAATCCCATAGCTAAATCCTTTGCAATGACCCGGTTTCAGTTCCTAAATTTTACAACCTAATAAAATAACCAAACAACTTGTTTTCTGCCTTTTCATACATGTGATAATAAGTGCAATAAGAAAACAATTGGGACAAGACATGATTTTCAGACAGCGTCACTATCTCTTTATCCGCGAGCACTACAAACACGACCGCTTCGAGGGGCGCAACGATGCCACTTGGGGGCGCGACTACTCTTATCGCGTGGCCCAGAGCGGTCTGGACTCACTAGCGAAGTATGGCTACAGCCTCATCTCGCAGCATGAATCGAAAACTGGCGAAGCGGTGTATTATGATCGCAACCTGAATATCCTGACCGGCGACCAGATTAAGGCCGCTCTCAGAGGGGAGTTAGCATGAGCTGGGTTTATTGTTCAAATTGTGGGGAAGACATTGACGCGCCCACGCCATTGGAGGTGCTGGAGAATAGTTACCAGTGCCCTCATTGTGGGCATCTTGAAGACCCACAGATGACGATCGTCGATGTGGTGATCGGCTTGCTGGGGCGTATTGAGGTTTTGGAAGCCAAGGTTGAAGGTGGTTCGAAATGAATATTGTTGAAAAGGCTCAAATGTTCGCTGCCGGCGCCCATGCTGGCGTAGGTCAAAAGCGGAAGTATACCGGCGAGGACTACATTCACCACCCGATTGCGGTTGCGGAGATTGTGCGGAAGCACGGCGGCACTGATGAAATGGTTGCGGCGGCGATGCTGCATGACACCATTGAAGATACTCAGGTGACGTTCGGCCACATCTTCAGTCTGTTTGGGGATCGCGTTGCCGAGATGGTCGATGCTCTGAGCAATAAAGCCAAGAAAGAAGACGGCAATCGTGAGACGCGCTTCTTCATTAACGTGAAAGCTCTGCGTGAGCGTCTGGACATGCAGAGCCGCGTCATTAAGTTGGCTGACCTGATCCACAACACTCAGTCGATAACCCGGTACGACAAGAAATTTGCAGCGCAGTACCTTGCTGAAAAGGCTTTTATGCTGCGTGTGCTGTTCACCGACGTTGAGATTGGTGTGTCGGGCGAAGAGATAGAGTCCAGAACCGGCGACCACCCTCTTTTGATTGAAGCGGAGAAGGTGGTTGCCACGGAGCTTTCTCAGCTTCCCGACGAGCTATTCCTCAAATCAGATCGAATTAATGCCGGTCTGATGGAGAAATGGAAGTCGATGGAAGCCTGACACCACCACAGAAGACCGCCGATGCGGTCTTTTTTATTCACGCCTCAAACAAATTGTTTAATACCTTATCTGATCTGAGATAATAACCAACATTAGAAAACAATTTGTTTGAGGAGCGCCCAATGTCAACAGCCATCTCTATCATTGAAAACACAGCCAACGCTGTAGACTTCCGCAAGGAAATGAACGTCATTCATGACATCGTGGCGGAGTGCGAAAGCGAGATCGCCTTGATGAATCAGGTGCATGATTTCGTTTATTCCGGCTCGCGCGTGTCGATGATCAACCGCCTGCAGGAATTGAGCCGCAGACCGAACGATGAGAATCTCCGCAGCGTGCCGAAGTTGAGCGCAGTTGATTTGGATTTCGTAAAGCAAAACATCTGGGCGGAATACTGGCGCAAGGTTACTGATATGACCGGTGCTCTTCTCATCATGCCAGCTGAGCGCCGCGACCAGTGGCGTGCCCAGTTCACGCTAGGCGTCCAGAAGACCGTTAAAAAAGATTTTGGCGGATTTGAGCGCCGCGTTGACGAGTTCGTTGGCGTGCCAGAGTTCACGGCCGAAACAGTTATCCCGACGATGACCTCGCTACTGAATGACCGTCATAAGTATCTGGCCGAGCGCGTATATGGCTTGTTCAAGGCACTGAGTCCTACGCACAAAACCAACAAAACATACGGCTTCAGTGAAAAGCTGATCATCGCGAACTGCATTACCGATTTCTGGAACCGGAGCGTCTCGGTTAATTACCACAAGTCGGACATCATCGACGACCTGCGCGTACTACTGCACTTCTTTGCGCACAAAGAGTTTATCACCATCAATCCCTGCGCCGAGGCACTGTCAGCCGCATACAGAACGCATAACTGTGAAACCGGTGAATGGATGAACATCGACGGTAACTTACTGCGCGTGAAGATTTTCAAAAACGGTAACGCCCATTTTGAGATCCACCCCGACGTCGCCTGGAAGCTTAACGAGGTACTGGCGCACAGTATGCCTGCAGCTATCCCGGCACCATGTCGAAAGGCACCAACAACAAAGGCACCAAAAGAGTTCGGTTACATCCAGAAGACCGTATCTGAAAGAACCAGAGGTGTTATTCGCGATCGCCGCCATAGTAAAGACAATACGTGGTACTTCCCGGACTCGTCACTGCAAAAGGCTCAAATAGAAGACCTTGAGCGCACGCTGAGATTTATCGGTGGCGTGAAGGAGCGAGGCAGTTGGCTGTTCCCGTATGAGCCAACCGCAACATTCGACAGCATCGTGTCCATGGGCCTCATTCCAGAGGTTAAGTCACACCAGTTCTACCCAACACCGGCATCCATTGCTCAGTACGTCGCGCAGATCCTGAAATGCACGCCAACTGACCGAGTGCTGGAACCATCCGCGGGTCGTGGTGATTTGCTGGCATTCCTCAATGCGACGCCGGAGAACGTGACCTGCGTGGAAATATCGCCACTGTTTTGTGACATCCTGTCTGCAAAGGGGTACGACGTTCATAACAAAGACTTTATCGACTGGTCGAAGCAGCTGCCTTATGACTACGACAAGATCGCAATCAACCCACCGTATTCAGAAGGTCGAGCAAAAGAGCACACGCTCACGGCACTAAATCATCTCAGCGAAGATGGGATGATGGCGGCAGTCCTGCCAGCCGGGTACAAGCCAGAAGAATGGATAGGCAATCAGTTCGTTTGTGCTAAATCAGGCCGAGAGTTCTCAGGTGAGTTTGAGGACACCGGCATCACAGTCGCAGTATTCGTTTTCAAAAGAGCATAGAGGCGCAGATGATTGAGTTAACGCTGAAGGAGTACAACGCCATCCACACAGACTATCGGGGCGTATGGTCAACGGAGCGAACCGACTGGCCCGATTGGGAGAAAGTCAGAGATCAGTACATGGGCAAGCGAACACTTATGAGAGCTGGTGGCCTGCTAATTGAAGGTCTCCACTTCACAATAAAAGAAGTGCCTTAAACAAATTGTTTTCTCCCTTTTCTGGTTTGTGACAATAACGCCAACCAGAAAAGGAGAACCCAACATGACCCCTTCCAACACATACCTGACAGTCAGCTTGACCCACCCAGAAAAAGTAACCTCAGAGAACCTCGCTGAACTTTACCGTGACTGGATGAACAACTACCTTTCCGTCTCCGTGTTCGCAGAGGATTACGGCATCACAGTGCCACAGGCGGAGATGACCATCGCAAAAGGGCGCATGGTTCACGAAGCAGCCGCCGAGTGGTTGAAAGAGTTCAACAAAGCCTAAAACAACTTGTTTTCTGCCTATAGCAAGTTGAGATAATAAAACCATTAAGAAAACAACAAAGAGAAAACACATGAGCCTGAATATTACTGAATCATACAAAGTCGCCGTTATCAGCACCGCCCACGTTACTCAAGCGGACTCCGAGATACTGCCTCAAATCTCCTTCGACCCGATTACTGATCGCGGCCACAACTGGATTCACGGCACTGAGTATGGCTGGATTGTTCGTGCCGGGCTTCATGCTGAGGCATGGAAGGAGTCTTTACGTGAAGCGGGGATCAGCTGGTCGGCGATCGAGAACATCGAGAAAGTCTTGGGCGCTGGTTTTGAGGTCGTGCATTTTGACTGCGACGCAGATACGATTGACGGCTTGCAAGTTTGGGATTGGTAACTATGCCTGAAGATGTAGTGAATGACTGTCTGGTCGAACTGGACAGAGAGATTACCCCGGAGATCATCGCCAAGATTGTACAGATGCTGCCGTCCGACATAACCCACCTCGCTGAAGAGTGGGGGTGGAACGACACTGAGGTTGGGGATAAGGTTTACACGTTCATCAAGTCGCACTAATGGAGATAGTAATGAAGAAAGTAGGCATTCTCGTTTTAGCACTTATGGCAAGTTTCGGTGCTTCAGCTAAACCTCTTACGGAAGCCGGTTTGAAAAAACATGCTGAGAACGTTTGTGGAATGAGAGATACATTGGATCTAAAAGTACCTTTCGATAACAAAGCTCCAACTGAGCCATTGAACACTGTAAACCGTGGTGTTGTTCATGCTGCCAGAGATGCTGCTCAAGTAAACAAAAAGGTCATTAACGGGAGTCTTTCTGACTGCCAGGACATCGTTGCAAAGCAATACAGTTCTGACGAGAAAAAATACGCCGCTGATTGACCTTTCACTGACGTAAACAGTCAACCTCTTGCAGTTTCTATAAGGAGAGGTTGATCATCACTTTCCCACCTAATCAACCACTCACCAACCCGCCACACCGCTATAAACAAGGCAATAACACGCATAAGAAAACAACTTGTTTGCAGATCAACGTAACGTCAAACCAAAACCACTTTTTTCCCTCATTTTTTGACATTTCGCCATCGCCACTCTTACACCGCCAGAATCCCCACCAGAACGCACAGGTTTAGATTAAACAGGAAAAGCCACACCAACACCCAATCACAAAACAGAATCGCTTAAAACGCGTTTGAGAGCGTTTGAGAGGATAAGCCAATCAGCTCGAAAATCGAGAGAAGAACCACCAACAACACATTCAGGCAAAACCTTCCATCATAACCGAAAGAGCGGAACCGGCATACCACCAACCGAAGGAAGCGAGGCTCAAAAATTCCCAAGAACACCACTCGACTTATCACAGGCATTGGGACACCCGCCAAACCCCAACAGGCACGAAAACACCATCCAGTTTTCCCCAGGCACACGAGAGAAACGATGAAGAGATAATCCCATACCTGCCATCCCCCAATAGCAACGTAACCTCAAATCCCCGGAATTGCGGAAAGCAGACAGAACAAGGCTTAAAGCTACATTCACCCAGATAACAACTTGTTTAAGCGCACAAGAAAACAAACAGTCGGCTACCTGCCATCTCCCAGAACAAAACGACGAAACAATCACTTCGCCTATATGCCATTACCCAAGGTAAAACGAATCCCGGATAAGATAACAACCCAGAGGAAAACCACCAGGAAAGAACAACCACATCACAGGAAGCGATAGAAGGAAATCCCGTAGAGAAGAACACTCCCGGATACACACTCACCATAGGAACGATAGAGAAGGTCAGAAGAAATTTGGGAAGATACCCAGAACAGTTTGGGAACAGGAAAGGGACAGTTTGGGAAGGTAGCGTTAAGAGAGTTCTGGGGTATTGGGATTAAGGCGTTATAGAGGGAAGAGGTTTGGGCGTTTAGGCGTTTGTGTAAGTAGGGTATGAAAAAAAGTCGCGCTTCCGTTTTCGTAGAAATTCAAGCTGTAATTTCCCAGCCCTGCAAAAACGTTGGCGCCGCGCAAACTCCCTACGGTGCGAAACGTTGCTCGGTTGCCTTTGGCCGCGGCAAAACGGGGAACGGCCAGGTACAGCCTTCGGTCGGGGAACGGGAACGGCTGTATACCGAAACGGTTCGGGGAACGGGGAGGTTGCCGTATAGACGAGGCTGCTTGATGAAAGGTCAACCGAGCGGTCGCGGGAGTTGGGCGGCTGGTGGCATGAGGCGACCCAGGCATAGGTCCGTATAAATACGGCCATACCACCAGCCAGATTCATTCTGTCAGGAAAACGACGGGCGTCAATAACTTCCGTCCGGCCATTTTATCGCGCTTCCCTTTCTAATGTGCTTTTTCGCCGTTGTGTTATTGCGATAATAACCAGCATAAGAAAACAACGGAGTAAAGCACATGTACAAGCATTTAAATATCAGCATCACACTTCAAGGCGTGGACACTGATGAGATTTCTTTGGATGACGTTATTCGCTCTGAGGATGTAGCGGGGCGCATTGGTTCACTGATTGGCGAAGGATATCGCGAAGGCTCGTTTGACTTCTCCATCTCTGACGAACCACTGTCAGTGGCCTGGAATTGCACCACGACGGAGACGCCGGAATGAGTTTGGAAATTAAACCCCTGCTGGAGCCAACGAAGGCTGTGATGGGCGCCTGTAACGATTTGCGGTTCGTGTTTCCGTACACCGGCAATCTGACGGCTGATAAGAAGACGGAGATGGCCCGTAAACTGTGTAGCTGGTGGAATAGTGACGCCGGGTGGGAAGCGCTGAAAAAGAACGGCCGCTTTCGAACAGACATTCGCCTTGATATGGCCAATAGCCTGTCTTTCTTCGATCGCTTCTGTGGCCGGTACAAATCTGTTGAGGCGAAGATTATGGTCATGACGACCGGCGAAGAGATGGTGAGCTATACCGGCGACAACTGCGGCGGAAGCAATCACCTGCATAACTTTGTGATTATCAGGTAAGACATGCCACCAGCAACGGTGGCTTTTGTGCGATAGCTCCCTACGGCAGTTTTCTTTGTTTTCTCGCCTTGTTTGTTTTCTTAACGCCTTAAACAAGTTGTTTTCGCCCTCATCAGCGCTGCTAATATGTATCTCAACGAAACACGAAGCGAGATTTACACCATGAACAACACTGAACGCCTGTTATCTTCTTACTACGCAACGCAGCGCAACGACTTCAAAGAGAAACGCAAGACGAACCTGTCCAGCACCACTCTTCTGGATATCGTGGCAAACGGAACTGCGATCCGCGTGTTTAAAGAGAGCGCCGCCAGTTTTGATAACGGGGTATCTCGTCGCGTTGTCGTTAGTGTGCGCCGCAGTAAACTGAAGTCGGGTTGGACTGCTGTGCAGAAGATTTTCCCTATTTCGCAGCTTGAGACAGCCATCTTGTATGCAAACAAAATGGCTCAGAAAGAGATTTCAAGAGAGTCCCTTGCTGCTATCGCATAATTATGTGCTTAGTAGTCGCAGAATTGTCTACAGCCCCTTCTTCCTTTTGGGGCTTTTTTGCGTTTGTATTGTAAGTGTTTACTTACCGGTATATATTTACCTTGCTCAACAACATGGAGGTAGCAATGAGCCTTAAACGTACCGATTTGGTATACGACCTGTTTTACGCATCTAACACTGACCCGATGACCGCGGATCGCATCGCAACGCTGACCATTCAGCTACGCGACGAAGCCGGCGTAACTCAACTATCAACCCAACTGTCTCGCACCGTTCTGCGCTCCAATAAGCAGAAAGTCTATGCCGTAGGGCAGCAGATGATTAACGACGGCGGCGACCCGCTGCTGGTGGCCGCGGAAGCATTCTTCCGTAAAGACACCGCAACACTGACCGAAGCGCTGATTTCCGAGGTACTGGACTTCATCGAAGGGAATCTTGCCGCCGGCAGTACCTGGATGGGTGTTTACGGTATGAAGATTTACTCCGGCGAAGCACTGACCGAGCTGCTGCCCGTAGACGTTCTGAAAGCCGACGGGACCGATTCAGCGACAACCGGTGCAACCACCGCCTAACGGCTATAACGCCTGTCAAAGCCACGCTAAGCCGTGGCTTTTTTCTTTGATACCCTTCGAACACCACCAGGCTACCGCACGGCTAAAACACCACTCAATTACCCTTCGGCTGCAGCCAGGCTACAGGCATTGCACCGTTATTGTTTCCTCGCTGCCTAAAACAACTTGTTTACTGCCTCAGTACCACTGCGATAATGCTTTCCATCAAAACAAAAACACAAAGGAAAGCACATGAACCAGTTACTGACCGTTAATACTCGCTTTGGCACATCCACCGCGCTGTTCAACACTATCCATAAGCGCTTAATCACTGTCATGCACGGCGATAAGGATGTAACCACCAGCCTGCAGGAATGGGAAAGGAATTCATTACAGCAAGATCTGGCAAATGGCTTCGGCTACACGCAAACCTTTAAAGCCGCTCGCGTCGTCTCCACCGGGTTCGGCACATTCATCTTCCCATTGCGCGGGAGAGACTGTGAAAGCCGCCGTTTCGAAATGGCTGTGCAGATCGCAGGATGGATGGCCGAAACGCGACCGCATCAGGATTCAGTCTACCAGACAAGCGCAGCCGTTCGAGCTGTCGAAAATAGTGAGCGGTACACCAACGTCGTCTATAAAGCCGGTCACGACCAATTCAGTATCGTCATAAACGGCAACACGCTGGGGAAAACGCGTATCAAATCCGACATTATCGTGCTGGAAGGTAAGTAAAGCGGAAAGAGAAGGGGAGACGATGTTCTCCCTTTTCACCGTTTAAGTGGCGCCGCAGGGAAACGGGCAAAAAGCCTATTAAGGTGAAAATTTCGGGAAACGGCTGGGTTTGCATATACAGCGGCGGAAATGTGTAGAGGTGTCCCTACGGACTACCCAGAAGGCCACGCCAAGGCGTCGTTTTTAAGGGGTGGAGTGAGAATGCGACGGGCCATCTTTAACGCTAAATGGCTTTAACGCTAAATGGCTGGATAGCCAGCTTTTAGCCAGCGCCCACGGAAAAAATAATACAGAAAGCCACGCGGGATCGGTTAAAATGCCTCGCAAAACATGAAATATCGCTAAAACGAGCTGTAAGCCATTCTAAGTGCTTTTTATTGTTGGTAATACGATTGGCTGTCTATGGTTGCAAAAAGCGCTTAGAATCGCTCTGGCGCATCCTGTTTTACGTCGTGGGCGATAATGGTTAGCGTATAACGCAAAAAGCGCCACTGTGGGCGCTTTTTTTGGCTGGAATGACTGGATCACTGGAAACGAAAAAAGCGCCCAAAGTGGGCGCTGGTGGCTTTATAGCGGAAACAAAAAAGCGCCATTTCTGGCGCTTGTCTGGTTACTTGCTAAAACTGGTAGCGATATGATTAAACAAATCATTTTTTATAAACTTGAATTTTGCCATGCCAAACTCAGATTTTCCGCCATCTTTGATCGCTTCCACGATTCCCAAATCGCGGAATAACTTTATCAGCTGGTTGGCTTGCGTATATGTTGCATCTGGCTTCATCTCGTTTTCTTGTTTTGCTTTGTTCATGATCTTGAAAACGTCGCCATTGCTGAACGTTGTCGGATCTTTCTTGATGATCTCAATCATCGCAAAAACGCGTGAGTTAGTAGAAAGCGCGCTATTGAAGACACATTTACCAGAAGCCATAGAAGCCATCAGATAAGCCAGTTTTTCGAGTGCATAGCTATTCGCTAACGTTTCACGGAAAAACAATTCTGGCTCTTTTTTCGCGATTTTAATGGAGAAGTAAAAAACACCACATTGTTTTTCGTCGCGCATCGCTTCCAGAATGTTGTTATCAAAGTAAGCGCTTTTTGTTTGCGCAGCACGCAGATCCGCTTTGTCCTTCTTGGTATCCATACCAGCAGAGAAACGCTCGTTAAATTTGATTTCCATCGCTTTCGCGCTTGCGCTCAATTCTTTTGATACAACGATTGCAGCATTCAGGACGTCGGATTTTTTGAGATTGTTAAGAGTAGTCATTTTATTTTCCTTTATCTAAATTGATTGGCTTTCGCCAGATTCGAAACGTTTATTTGTTTGTGTCGTTTCGTTGGGTTCCATTATCGACGTATGAAAATTTTACGCAAGCGTTTTTTTTAATGAATCGCAAAAAAGTAAAGTCTTAGAAAAAAACGCGTATAGCTGGAAGGTGTTCCCTAAATAAATAACCAAACGAGGCTTTTACCCTTATATATTACGAGAGGCTAGAGAGGTGGGTTTTAATTAATTAAAGGGAGGTGATACATAAAAAATACCGACACTTGGTCGGCATTATTACCTTATATTTCTTGATTAAGGGGAATGATTCGGTCTACCCAATCATAGAAAATCTGGACGACTCTGCCGTCCGACAACCTTATACCTGCTGACTGCTCATTCATGCCGGTGGACACGCCATTCAAGACTCGGTTGTCTGAGAGATAGACCCTTATAGGCTTTCCCTGCTGGTGGGCGTATCGGATAACTTGAAAGAAATCTTTCCCCGAACGCACAAAGCCACCATCCTCAAAATCCCCGCGCTTCAGTGTCGTTTGACCCTTATAGGCTGTATCGACTTCGGAGGCAGGGATGTGTTCTGCTGAGATGATGTAGTCAACAGGAATGATGACGCGATTGGCCTTGTGATCATCCGTTACTGGACTGAGGTAGATACGATTAGCCTTATGGTCGAACCCAGTAACAAGCATCGAAAAAACCAGACCGTTCGCTGAGACTATTCTTACAGGTAATTTTCTTCGTTGCGCATCCTTAAAGTAACTCATCGTTGAGTTTAGATTTCTTTCCTTTTCGGCATTTATGCCGTAAGTAAAATCGGTCGGAGTATTCATTCTCTATAACCAACTATTAAACTAAATTCAAAGCACGCCCGAATGGACGCGCTGTTATATATTTTATTTCTTTTTGTTGTTTCTTTCCATCTGCTTTAAGATTTTTAGATCATCATCATTCATTTCTGAATTAAGAAAAACCTGAACGATATCGTTTCTGACCTTGTCACCAAAAATGTCAGACAGGTCTTTGCTTAAATATTCAACGTTAAGGTTTTCAAGAAGGTGATTTATAATACCGGTTTTTGATAGCTTTAGGTTTTCTGCCCGCAGCAGATATTGAAGCTTCAGCAGTCGTCTGTCAGCTTCTGGTGTGAGTTTGAGATGACAGCTAACCGTCTTCTCGGTCTTGGGCGTCTCACCTTGTTGTTTTGTAATGGTTTCAGGCAATTTACTATCCATATACTCTTTCATACACATACCCCCAAAACCGGCCATTGGAGGCCGGTAACAAGTTATGACGCAAGAATCGAGAAGTCGAATTTTCCGTCAATGTCCAGCACACCCTCCGCGAAGCCTGGTGTAGTGGTGATGATATGTTTTCTCTCGTAAGAGTGAGACATCAGATGTTTGTTTGATGTATCCAGAAAATCAGCAATGAAACACACGTTCGCCTTTCCCTTTTTCTTACGAAGACCACGACCAACACGCTGTCGCAGCTCAACTTCAGCTTTGCCACCGCCAGCAATGATAACAGCTCCAACGCTCGGAACGTCTACGCCGACGTCCAGTATTGTAGAGCCGATAAGAACATCGATTTTTCCCGAAGCCAGTTCTGCCAGTTTAGCGGATCGAGTCGCGGCCGATGACTTGCCGTTGATAAAGCTCGCCACCAGCCCGCGCTCTCCCAGCATAGCCTTTAGAATCTGTCCATGCCGTTCATGTCTGACCAACGTCATGCAGCTCAGATTGTGACGCTTAAATTCTTCAGCGGTATCCACTATAGCTCTGTTTCTGGCAAGATTATACGTGATACCTAGCTGATAAGCTTTCTGGTACGCGGTCGACATACTAACTCGGAAGTTAACATGTTTTCCTGTTAGTTCCTTGTTTAGAAGCTCGATATCTGGAACGTAACCGATTTTACGATAAAGGAAAACTGGTTTTGCTAAAATACCCTTATCAATCAGATATTTTTCAGACACTTTGATTTCTATTCGACCAGATACAGCCATAAGACGCATGTTGGCCTCAGTGCTATCTTTCATGAAAGGCGTTGCAGTCAGCGCGAGACGATAATCTGCGTTTTTACAGAGACGCGCGATTTCGTAGAAACTCTCGCCGGATGCCTCATGGGCTTCTTCGAGGATCAGCAGTGAGACCTTGGATAGCATTTGCTTTATGAGTTCGCGACGTCGGAGATGAAATTCTTTCTTATCCTTTGACAAATCCGCGGCCGGCTCGCTCAGGAAGCTGGATAATGTCTGGACGGTTGCCACGTTGATGAATCGGGAAAACTTCAATTCACCAGATCCAATGACACCAACCTTTTCATTTTTAAGCCATGGCTCGCCATGGGCGGCTCGATAATCGATGGATTCCTGAAAATTATCAGCCATCTGGAACATTAGCATCGAGCGGGTGGTGATAAACAGTGTCATCCTGCCGATCCTCGCTGCGGCTTTGCACGCGATTTGCGATTTCCCGCCACCGGTAGCCACTTGAGCAATCATTCCACCAAACCGAACCAGACGCTCGCAGGTTTCATCCTGATAGGCATAATCCGGGTTGTAGGGGAAAGGGCTTACGACGGGATTTGGGACGCCGAGAGGTTTGATAAGCTCTTTTCTCACAAGCGCACATTTAATACCCGACCGACCAAGATCTGCAGCAACGGCACGAGCGAACCCGGCCGGAAATACGCCATTGGCCCAGCTGAACATTGAACTTTGGCCGTTCCAGCCACTGTCGCCGCCACTGTATCTGCCCCCATCCACCTCGTAGCTGAGCATTTTCTGTATTTTCAATTTCACATCGTCATTTGCCCCCTTGACGATGGCATTGACTGCGTCAAACACGATTCTGACTGTCATTTTTTGATTTCCTTCGTGCCTTATTTGTGTTAATTGGGTATTCTATGTAAGTAATCATTTATTATATGGATTGTATCAAAAATATGGACATTAAAATCAGTATTTTGACGGTGGAGACGGCGCTGCTGAGACCGAATCCCTGGAATACAAATGTGGTTGGCGCTCGAAACTTCGACAAACTGAAAAACTCAATCGACCGACTTGGCTTTTTTAAGCCGATTCTGGTTCGCGAATTGTTGGGTGGTGCTTACGAAATCCTCGGTGGGGAGCACCGGTGGCGTGCTGCCATTGAGCACGGCATGGCAGCCGTTCCAGTCACCTCCGTCGGTGTGATTGACGACAATACCGCAAAGCAGATGTCACTGGTTGATAATGAGCGCTACGGTGAAGATGATGCCGTCGAGCTGCAGCGCCTTATTGAGAGTATTCAGGCTGAAATTGACTATTCAATGGCAGACATCGCCCCGTATGACGAGGAAATGACTGAAACGCTGGCGCGTGAGTCAAGTGTCGATCTCGAAGAGTTGAGTATGCTGGGCGAGGAAGAAGACCATGCCGCCGAGCCGGATGCTCGCGAGAAGAAAGAGCGTCTAGGTGTTGAGCACCAGACCATGCGCTTCAAAGTGTCATTTGATACAGCAGAGAGCGTGACAGAAGTCATCAAAACTATCATCCGAGAGCAGGGGATTAAAACCGGCAGCGAAATGGAAGACGCTGGCGAGGCTCTGGTGTGGCTAACTCAATATTACAAGGATGTAACCGATGAAAAAGTCGTTTGAGATTCAGTACCTCGACCCGCGCACTCTCATTCCGTATGAGAAAAACGCTAAAAAGCACGACGAGCGCCAGATTAAAGACCTGGCTGCAGCCATCGTCAGTCGTGGATTCGACCAGCCAATCACCGTTGACAAGCATCGTGTAATTATTACCGGCCATGGTCGTCGCGAAGCGGCTCTGGTGGCTGGCTTAGCTCTAGTGCCTGTCATTGTTCGTGACGATCTGTCAGAAAGTGCTGTTCGAGCAAAACGTCTCGAAGACAACCGATTAGCCAGTATCGATTATGACGCCATTCGTATGCAGGAAGAGCTAAACGAACTACTTCAGGATGAAGACGTTGAGATCTACGGCTTTGATGATCGAGAGTTGAAGGTATTTATCGAAGACCTGACCGAAAAAATGGCCGACGATACGTTGATTGACGACTTGAACGAAGAGGCTGAACGTCAGCGCGAAGAGCATAAAGCGATAACGGAAGAAGTTGCTGGTGGCCGAACTCGTATCATCGACATTTTGGGTTTCAAAGACATCCCGACCAGTTGCGCGATCGCTGTTGGTGATTTGCTCGCTCACATGGAAGAGAAAACCGGTCTGATGGGAGAAGCCGCTTTTATTGCCTTTGCGGAGAAGATTTCCGAAGAGGTGGCCGAGTATGAGTAAGTACGTCATCAACGTCTCCTTCAACACGCGAGTCAATAAGACGATCCGCACGCTGGAGATCGCCGAATCTTTCGGGCTTGGTTTGGACGAAAAGGCGTGGACGCTTTATGACAATCTGGAACTGGATATCGAACGCGGTGACGTAGTTTACGTGACCGGTCAGTCCGGTTCCGGCAAATCCGTTGTTCTTCGTGAATTGCAGCGTCTGATGGCTGATGCCGGCCAGCGCGTTGCGTCAATTGACGACTTTGTCTTTGCTGACGACACCAACGTTATCGATCAGTTAGGGAAGACCACCAGCGACGCGCTGGGGCTGCTTTCTATGGCTGGGTTGAATGACGCCTATCTGTTCGTCAGAAAGCCGTCAGAGATGTCTGACGGCCAGAAGTATCGTCTCAAAATCGCCAAGTTAATCGAATCCGGCGCAGATGTCTGGGTTGCCGATGAATTTGGCGCGGTTTTGGATCGAGTGACTGCCCAGGTTGTTGCCTCCAATCTGCAGCGTGCCGCTCGCGCTGTCGGCGCGACGGTCATTGTTGCGACAACGCATGAAGACCTTAAAAATGCTCTGCGCCCATCAGTGCAGATCACCAAACACTATAAAGAGCGTGTGAAGGTGGATTATGAGCATTGATAACAAGGTTTTCCCGATTTATGAGGGCGCCCAGCTGAGGCGCCGTTTTACCACTGAAGAAGAGTGGAAAGACTGGCTGCGTGCGCACGGTGCATATGGTTTCCGTGTGGCCCCGTATTACAGTCGCTGCGTTGTGGTATTTGGCGCAGATCGTTATGTCGAGACGATGAAGCAGCTTTACGGCGTCGACGATAGCGAGTTTATCGGCGACGCTGGTGGCTGGGTGACGGATATGGGTTACTTCGAAGCAGACCGTTCGGTTCACGGCGTTTTCCTGCCTGACGTCCGGGACGAAAAAACGTTATGGCATGAGGCGCTGCATGTTGCCATGTCGACTGCAGAATCGCACGGCGTTCATTTGGTCGATCAGGAGGCCATTACCTATCTGCAGGGGTACATCGCCGAGAAGCTGGATGCTGCATTCAGACAATTCAAGGCTGATAAAAAAGCAGGTGGCTTACCTCCAGTAGAATCCATCGTGACCCGAGATCCGCATTCCATCCGTCGCGGAGTGTATGGCAGTGTCAAGAAGGTGGTGAAGAGATGACCGACATCATTATCAAACGCCACCGGCCTGAAGAGTTCCCGCGCCACCTGGACTTCATGGAACGCATAGTTGTGAAGAAAGGCACGGTAGACGACTGGAATACGTTGAAAGGCTTGCATTACAAAACTGACGGTAAACCTTTTGCCCCGTCTTATTACCGAGCTGAGCTGGACGGTCGTCTCATCGGTGTTCTGGTCATGGCTTACCCGAAACTTCTACTGGCGCCGCGTCATCGCATGTTCCCGGATATCAAACCGACATCAAATACGCGTGAGGCGAACCAGATTTGGGGTAAGCGTGTGAATCAGGAATTCGCCGTCGTCAGCCGTCTGGTAGCCGATACGCAGTATCGTGGTCTGGGCTTATCGTATCGTTTCATGAATATGGTTTGTCGTATGCACGACAAGCCGATCCTCGAAATTCAGTCGTCAATGAGCAAGTACAACCCGTTCGCTATGAAAGCAGGGTTTAAGTTCATCAAGCCAGAAAGACCAAAGTCCTACGAAAGCGCTCTGAAAGTCTTCCAGCGCCATTTTAGAGCTGACCCTGGTGATAACGAGTCTGTGGTGAAAGAACTGCTGAGAATGGCGGAGGGGCGCAGGAAACGTGCATTGCATGATCTGGTTGCGAACTACCACAAAAATTCGTCGCTGGCGAAAGCTGGACGTAACCGCGGGACGACTGTTCAGGACATTGCAGACACACTGACGGACGAAGCGAGCATTGTGAAGCTTCTGAAGGATATTCACACGCTGAGTTTCACCAGTCCGCTCTATGGAGTGTATCGGAACCCGGATTTTGGACGTCAGCTGCCTGACGCTCTGCCACTTCTCGCATTTGATAACCAGCCGCTGGATGCGCCGCTGGATTTAACGAAAATTTTGTAAGGACACACTATGAACCTGACTTCTAAACAAAAAGACGTCATCAAAACCTTGAATCTCGGCTATGAGCGTGGGCATCTTCTCGATCTGGACGAGCTGCTGGAGATTTTGCCCTATCGCACAACGAAACAGAGCATTCAGTTTTCGCTGCGTGCGCTGATCAAGAAAGGTCTGGTTGAAAAGCACGACTGCCGGCCGCGGGGCGAAACGCTGCATCAACGTCGCACGCTGGGGTTGACTATTCTTGGTCGAGCAAAAGCGAAAATGCTGCTGGGGTAGTTTAAATGCCTGATTCTGTATGTTTTTAAAAGAAGAACTTCAGAATATATAAATATATAGGAGCCAGGCTCTCTTTTTAGTGTTTTTTGTGTGTTTTTTAAACATATAACCACCAGAAAACAAATTGTTTTAAGGCGTCAGGAAGATGCCGAGTGGTAGTAGAGGGAACTATGACAGAATCCGCAAAAAAACCGCGCCTGTCTCCGGCGCAATGGGCAGAGATTGAGGTTAAGTGGCGCTCAGGCGAATACACCCTATCGATGCTTGAAGAAGAGTACGGGACTCGCTCTGAGACGTTCTCGCGGTACTTCAAAAAGAAAGGTATCGCTAAAGGCTCAGACAGTGTCGGGGAGATGATCCGCGAATCGTTAAAGTCGGATGCGGAAATTCGTGCGCGAGCGCGAGCGCAAAAAGTAGAAAGCAGGAAAGAAGAATATGACAAGTGGGCAATATGGCTGAGCGGTCTCACCATTAACCAGATCGCCACCGCCAAGAAGGAGGGTCGCTCACTTAGTTTAGTTGAAGACGATATCAAGGCTCTTCAGCGTGCTGCCGCTGTCGTTCAGAAGTGTTTCGACGTGTCGAGCCGCGCTCTCGGTCTGGAAAAAGATGACGTTATCACTGACGAAATCCCGAATCTTGTGTTCGGCGAGCTGACTTCAGCCCAGGTAGATGAGCTTAAAAAAATGGACGAGGACAACCTTGTCGATGAAGAGGATCTGTACCTTCCTGATGTAGACGATGAGGGGGAGGAATAATGGCTATTCCATCATCCCTGAGTCTGGTTCAGTTGCATTCGGGGCAGATGAAGGTCTTCAAGTCTCCACATCGTTTTAAGGTTGTTTGCGCCGGTCGACGTTGGGGTAAATCTCGTCTGTCGATCTCCAAAATTATTAAAGCCGCCGCTGCCGATCGTAAGCAGCGCGTTTGGTACGTCGCGCCGACATACCAGATGGCACGTCAGATCCTGTGGGACGACCTGCAGGAAGTTTTGCCTCGCAAATGGATTGCGAAAAAGAACGACACTACGATGACTATCGTCCTGAAAAACGGTAGTGAAATCGCACTGAAGGGTGCAGATAAGCCGGATACGCTTCGCGGTGTTGCGCTGAACTTTGTCGTGCTTGACGAGTTTCAGGACATGAAGCCGGACACCTGGTACAAGGTGCTTCGACCGACGCTGTCATCTACGCGCGGCGGTGCGCTGATCATCGGTACGCCAAAGGGATTCTCTGAGTTCCATAAGCTGTTCATGATAGGTCAGAACCCTGAGATGCAAGCGAAAGGCTTGTGGAAGAGCTGGCAATTTGTGACGGCGGACTCCCCGTTTGTACCAGACAGCGAGATCGAAGCGGCGAAGAACGATATGGACCCTAAATCGTTCGCGCAGGAATATCTGGCATCGTTCGAAAATATGTCAGGTCGAGTGTATTACCCGTTTGAGCGTGGCGTGCATGTGAAACCGCTGCAATTTAATCCTCGTTTGCCGATCTGGGTGGGGCAGGACTTCAACATCGACCCAATGTCGTCGGTGATCCTGCAACCGCAGCCGAACGGTGAAGTATGGGCTATTGATGAGGTTGTTCTGTTTTCGTCGAATACCTCAGAAGTGTGTGATGAGCTGGAGAGACGTTACTGGCGTCAGAAAAGCCAGGTCACGATTTTCCCTGACCCGGCCGGCGCATATCGACAGCACGCTCGCGGTGAGTCTGATGTGGACATCTTCAAGGAGAAGGGGTTCATGCGAGTGGATCACCCGAAGAAGCACCCACCGATTGCCGACCGCGTGAACGCAGTAAACAGGTTGCTGCTGACCGCTTCAGGTGACGTTCGTCTGTACATTGATCCGAAGTGTAAGCATTTGATTGAGTCACTTGAGAAGGTGATTTATAAACCTGGCGGCCGAGATATTGATAAAACAGGTAACGTCGAGCACAGTGCCGATGCCTTGGGTTATCCAATTCACCGTCGCTTCCCGGTTAAAACTCGTGTTATTCTTGGCGGATCAAGATAAGTAAGTATTTACTAACATAGGAATATGACAAATGGAATTGTCGAACAAAATGATTCAGGATCTGGTGAATCGCCGCCATCCTGATTATGAGCTACGAAAAGCTCATTGGGACTTTATCGCAGCCACCTACGCCGGTGGCCGCACTTGGTTTAAAGATAACATCTTCCGCTACTTTAAGGAGGGTGATGCCGAGTTCAAGGAGCGTCTGGAACGCGCTTACCGGTTTAACCATACCCGCGAAGTCGTGAATCTGATTAATAAATATCTGTTCAAAGAGGACATTCAGCGCTGCGAGGATGATGCCCCGCCGTCAGTGAAGGAGTTCTGGAAGCGAGCAACCCGTCAGAATATGAACATTGATGATTTTATGGTTGAAGTAGACCTCCAGTCTTCAATTTATGGCCGTATCTGGGTGGTTGTTGATAGCACCGTATCGGGCGACATCGAGTCGAAAGAAGACCAGAAAAAGTCTGATGGCCGTGCCTATGCATATTGGGTTTCACCTCAGCAGATGCTGGACTGTGCTTGGGATGAAGAGGGGAATCTGAGTTGGATTCTGATCTGCGAAGTGAGCCGCGACGACGCTGACCCCTTCACCTCATCGGGTAAAGAGTTTCTGCGTTACCGTCTATGGACGAAAGACCACTGGTATCTTTTCCGCGAAGATCGCAAGGGGCAGCGGTCAGGTAGTAGAACGAAAGTTGTTTTGGAAGATACTGGAGAGCACGGTCTCGGCATGGTTCCTGTCTTCCCTGTTGACTGTATGGGTCAGAGCGAATCGCCGTACTTCAGTCCATCACTGATTGACGATATTGCCTATCTCGACCGGGCTGTTGCCAACTATCTGTCTAACCTTGATGCCATCATTCAGGATCAGACATTCTCACAGCTGGCCATCCCGGTTCAGTCTCTTCTGCCTGGTGATGAGAATCACAAAAAAGTGCTGGAGTTTGGCACGAAGCGCGTTTTCACCTATGACGGTGAAAATGGCGCCCAGCCTTTCTATCTGTCGCCAGACCCAAAACAGGCGAGCATGATCATTTCGACCGTCCAGCAGATCATCAACGAGATTTATCACTCTGTTGGTGTTGCCGGAGAGCGCACGAAGCAGGACAACGCAAAGGGTATCGACAACTCCAGCGGCGCAGCCAAACTGTATGACTTCCAGCGAGTAAATAGTCTACTCATCAATAAATCGAGTCGCCTGCAGCGAGCCGAAGAAATGTTGATGACGCTGGTAACTGCATGGATGGGTGAGAAGATGCCAGAGAGCGAAGAATTGGTCACGTACCCGGAGAGTTTCGACATCCGTGGACTGGTTGATGAATTCGAAGTCGCGAGCAACCTGAAAGATCTGGAAGCGCCAGATTCTGTCCGTCGTTATCAGATGGAAATCCTTATCGATAAAATCTTCCCGAATCTTTCCAAAGACAAAATGAAGGATATTGAGAAAGATTTATTGCAATTTCCTCCAAAAAATGACGCCTTGGCCCTTGAAAGTAAGTTAGCACTTACTTATGATAAAGATACGGCCCGAGAAAATGGGCAAGAAAAATCCCAAGGAACCGGGAAACCATCACCCAAGAAACCGGGTAATGACGAATAAAAGGATTTACGAATGAAATTATGGCAGTGGATGCAGCTGACCAATACCCATCGCGGGTATATGGATGTTGCAGGTAAAGAAGAGTTAGGTGGCGGCGGTGGCGAAGCATCTGTCGAAGACAAGAGCGCCGCACCGGAAGACAAAGGCGATAAGAGCGAAACTACAGCTGACGATCTGGAAGGTCTGAGCGCTGAAGAGCTGATCGCTAAGGTTCGTGAAGAGCGTAAAAACGCCGCGTCTCTGCTGAAAGAGAGCATGAAGCGCAAGAGTAACGAGCAAACTCTGAAAGAAAAACTGGCTAAGTACGGCGATATCGCACCGGAGCGTGCGCTTGAGCTGGTTCAAGCCGAGTCCGCTGCTCAAAAGGCTCGCGAAGACGCTGAGCGTCAGGAGCTTGAGCGCCGCGGTGAATTTGACGCTGTGAAAAAGCAGATGATCGAAGCACACGGAAAAGACCTGGAAGGTCGCGACGCTCGTATTGCTGAACTCGAAGCTGAAATCGCAGGTATGAAGAACAAGTTGGTTGAGAAAACCATCGGTACTTCGTTTGGGGAGTCCCAATTCCTGCGTGAAAAAGTCCTGATGACTCCGGCAAAAGCCCGCGTTATTTACGGCTCTCACTTCGAAATTGGCGAAGACGGTCAGGTAGTTGGTTACGACAAACCAGCTGGCGCGAAAGATCGTGCGGTTCTGGTTGATGGTCAAGGCAACCCGCTGGCATTTGAGAGTGCGATTGAACGCATTCTGCGTGCTGACCCGGAGGCTGATGCTCTGTTGCGCAGTGAAGCGAAACAGGGTGCTCATTCCAAAACCACCACCAAACCGAAACTGAATACCGAAACCAAAAAGTCGACACTGGATAAGTTGACCGCCGGCATCGGTAAATTGAACAAGTAACAAACATCTTAATCATAAGGAAATGAAAGATGCCTTTACTGCGTGAAGAAGCTGAAAAGCTGAGTAATAACGAACTGGAGCAGGGCGTAATCGAGACGATTATCGACCGTGATGACCTGTTCGCAATCCTGCCGTTCTTCAAAGTGAACAGCAAAGCGTACCTGTATAACCGCGAAGCGACTCTGTCCGAAGCCGGTTTCATCGACGTGAACGAAGTTATCCCGGAAGGCGCGGCGACCTTCACCGAGCATACCGCTAAACTGCGTATTATGGCCGGCGATGTGGACGTTGATAAATTCCTGGCTACCACCATGGATGACACCAACAGCCAGCTGGCAATTCAGATCCGCGCGAAAGTTAAAGGTCTGGCTCGCGCATTCCGCCGCAATCTGATCCAGGGTGATGAAACCGTCAACCCGAAATCCTTTAACGGCATTGCTAAGCTGATGGCTGCTGACCAGCACATCGCGGCTAACGCTTCCATGACCTTCTCCATGCTGGACGAACTCGTCGATGCTGTGAAAGATCTGGGCGCTGACTGCCTGATGGTTCGTTCCGAGCACCTGCGTGCTTACCGTGCGCTGCTGCGTACCGTGAACGCCGGCCCGAGTGAAATCATGGTCGAGAACTTCGGTCGTCCGATGCTGACCCACAACGGCATCCCGTTCATCGTGAACGACTTTATCCCGGTTACTGACGGCGCGGCTCCGATTTACTGCCTGCACATGTCCGAAGAGAACGGCCTGTCCGGTATCTACGGCGGTGACAATGCCGGTATCGTTGTCGAGTCCATCGGCACCGTTCAGGATAAAGATGCAACCCGTACCCGTGTTAAGTGGTACACCGGTCTGGTTAACAAGCATGACAAAGCCATTGCAGCTCTGGGCGGCGTTAAGATTTAATCAGATAAGTAAGTAAATACTTACTTAGTTAATGGGTGGGCTTGCGCCCGCCCTTTTTTTTTGAGGGAAGGATATGCCTGAGCAAAAAATGGAAATCACGGACGAGCAGTTCACCGATTTCACCGGAACGATGTTTAACACGTCGTTTACCAAATCAGTGTCTGACGCGCCGATGACCGAATATCGCCAGAATCGCCTGACTGCATGTTTCAAGTCTAAGCCATACGTCGATGCAGCCGCTGTAATTCACGTCCAGAGCGTAACGGTTGCCCCGAAGACGGCGACTGTGCTGGTGGGTGATACGGTTCAGTTGGGAGGCTCTATTAAGCCTGATGACGCCACCGACCGCTCTTACCATTGGGTTACTGAAGATTCCGGCATTGCGACCGTCGATGTGTCTGGCCTGGTGACGGGTATCGCTGAAGGCAGTGTGAAGATTCGTCTGGTAGCCAATGACGGCTCTGTATTCGGCGAAGCGGCTATCACCGTAAACAATCCAGAGACAGCCCAAGTTTAACCAAAAGGGCGTCATATGGCGCCCACATTCAGGGATAGAAAATGAAAAGTGCAAAAGTGAAGTTGCTGGAATCGACCTTTAAGGGATACACCGGTCTGCTTTGTGGCGTTCAGTTCGAAGATGGTGTTTCTGTCGAAGAGCTACCGTTTGTGGATCAGCAGCGTATCTGCGCGTCGATGCGTGCGGAAACCGTTGATGGCCGCAATGTTTCGGCAGCTGGCGCTTATAGCGAGCGATACTCCGTTAATGCTGAGGCCGTTAAGGAATATGCCGCAGAGCCAGTGACCAATCTCGTTCGCGGTACTGTCGAGCCTGGTGTTCAGATCTACACGCGTGAAGAGCTTGAGGCTGTCGCTGATAGTGAAGGGATCGCGGGTCTGCGTTTGATTGGTGGGGTAATGGGCGTGAAGGCCAAAGGCATCGTAGAGATGATTGACGGCATTCTGAAAGCGCAAGGCGGCGTGTAATGGAGCAGCTTGGCGTTTATAAAGACGGGGATGATGTCACGTTACGCTTTTCTCTCGATGTGATGAGCGCTACCTCAGCCAGTTACTCTGTGAAAGACGCCAGCGGAAATATCGTCACGTCCGGCGTCGATGTCCCTGTCTCTGATGGGCAGATGTTCGTCACTGTCACTGTCCCTGGGGCGATTAACGCTCTGGGTGAGCGTGAACGCGATTTGCGACGCGTTACGCTGTCAGTTGATGCAGGTGGCGCTTTCATTACCAAAGAGCAGCAGTACATCGTTTTACGCAGTTTTGAGCTGTCTGTCCCGAAGCAGTCGTTTATCTCCATTGGCGAAGCGCAGCTGCAGGCGATCGACATGCTTAACGGCGGAAGTTTGCTAACCGGTGGCGAAGGGGACTTGCGACGCCAGCTGATAGAGGCGACGAAGCGCATTAAGTCGATGTCGTTTTCAATTCGTCGGATCTACGGCATGGATTGGGATGACTATGATCGCCCTCAGAATATGCTTCAGACGTCGACTCTGCCTTTCCGCTGGGCTGGTCAGTACACCTCCGACATTGTTGATTGGGATAAGCTGACCGACGATGACTTTATGGAGTTTCCAGAAGCCTTTCGGAACGCACTTGCTCTGGCCGTTGTGAATGAAGCCAGTGAGATTGCCGGCGGCAGTGATATTCAGCGTGCGCGTGAGGATGGGATCGTCTCTGAGTCGATTGGTGAAACGACCATGGCTTACCGCCAGGGTAAAGGCGCTGTCTCTATTGTCGCCAAAACGACGTGGAGAATGTTGCTGAAGTACATGGATAACCGCGTCATCGTTCGCAGACAGTAAGGCGGGTCAAATGGATATTGCCTGGCAGGTTGAGGGTGCTCTGTACAAGAAGGGTGGTATGGACTTGTACGGAGAGGCGAAATACGAGTTCGCTGCTCAGATAAAGATGGGCGTAGTTTCGTTCGTTGACAGTATCGATAAAACGTCTGTTCGTGCTGATAGTTCCGCAAGCCGTGGCAAGGCGGAGATTGCGCTGTTTGATGCGGTCTTTATCGTGCCATTGTCGGCGCCGATCGCCAAAGAGGATGTGCTTATCGTTAATGGCAAAAAAATGCGAGTCGAAAGCATCCACCAGCGATGGGGGTTGCGCGGCCGTCCGGGGCATTATGAAGTCGGGGCGAATATATGGGTTTAAACATCAACACGCTGAATCTGAAGAAGGCCCAGAGTCGTCTCAGTAACAGCCAGAAAGCCTATAAACGCGTACTTGTTTCTGAAATGGCAAAGCTGGCTAATGTCGCTCAGAGAATGGCAAGAGCAATGGCCCCGATGGAAACCGGATCTCTTGAAAGTGCTATTTTTGCTCGCGTGGTGAAGACTGGTTACGACAGTTTGCACATCGAAATGAAGGTTGATGAAAGCCGACCAAGACAGAGCAGTGGGGCGGTGAAGGTTAAACCCGGCACTACAGTTGGTGATTATGCGATCTATATGGAAAAGCACAAATACAGCCTCGGTGCCGGTTCTATTCTGAAGCAGATGACACAGGGGCCGGTAGATACTCGACGGGTTAACGTCGGGCGTCGGTACATGGAAAGAGCCGTCGAGTACATCCGAAAGCGCTTTCCTGAAATAGTGGAAGACTCGGCCAGAAAAGCCGGATTTGTAAGGAGACGATAGTGTTTGTTGAAGGACTGGCAATGTACCTGGCGAAGAAAGGTGTTGGGAAAGCTGGATCAGATATTTTCATTGATGCTATGCCGCAGAGTGTAAAAACAGCCGTTATGGTGACGTCGGCAACCAGCGGTATTGCTGTCGACGATGAGCTGAGAGGGTTCTACTTTGACTCTATGCTGATTGTCGTGCGTGACATTTCTTTGGCGTCGGCTCAGAAGAAAATGCAGGTGATAAATGATTTGTTTCCTGTCGACAATGTCACGTCAAAGAGTGTTTTTTTTAGGATGCTTCGACCCATGACACTCCCGATTGTGTATCCCCGAAATGATGGTGCTCTGTTTGAGATTGGGCTTCCTGTGGAATTTGCCGGGTATATGTTGTAACTTTCAGGCCGCTTTGCGCGGCCTTTAATTTTTGTTGTCTGGCCGCTCGAACTAATTGAGTATAAAGAAAAATAAATGGAGTGGTTTTAATGAAAAAAACATTCATCGCATTAACACTTTCAGTGACCTTTCTTGTCACCGGTTGCGGCGAAGACAAAATGAAGGATGAGGCTGTTGAGTTTACGAAAGAAGCGATACTGAAGAAGCTGGCAGACCCGGAGTCGGCGTCCTTTTCTGATATCAAGTTCGTCAACACTAACGCTGAGAAAACGCTCCCTATCGGCGAATATATTGTTTGCGGAAAAGTGAAGGGCAAAGATGCTCATGGAGAGGATTTTGAAACCGAGTTTTCTTCGGATTTGATGCTTGAAGTGTCAAAGTTTAATGACGAAAAAAAGGACTTTATGATCGAAGTTTTGCCTCGGTATAACTTTGACACCGGGATCATTGACCGCAGATACTATGATTATGAAATAGCCTGCTCAAAGGGTGTTGAAGCCTTCAACAAGAATCGTGAAGAAAAGTCCTCATCCAAGTAAATCCTCGTGGGGGAGAGATACCCCCACATCAAAAAGTCTAAGTTGAATTCAAACTCCATCTCGATGTTGTAATATTGAAGTTAGTAAGTATATACTTACTTCCTGTCAAGATGACAAAGCAACGGTAAAAGGAGTTTACCAACAATGGCTAATACCCATGTAAAAAACATCAAATTAGGTGCGTGTGCGGTTTCATTCGCTGGCACCGATCTCGGTTACACCAAGGGCGGCGTAGAGGTTGAAGTCTCTACTGAAACTCTGAAAGTGACCGTAGACCAGCTGGGGCAAACCACGATCTCTGAGTTGATTCAGGGTCGTAACATCAAAGTAACCGTGCCACTGGCAGAAAGCGTGCTGGCGAACATGGTTAATCTGATGCCTGGCTCCACCATGTCCACCGACACCAAAACTCTGAGCATCAAATCAGCACAGGGTGTAAACCTGGTTGACGTAGCGCAGCAGCTGATCCTGACCCCGCAGGACGGCACCGACTTCATTCTGACTCTGCCGAAGGCCGCTACTGGCGGTAACTTCACCATGGCGTATAAGTCTGATGACGTTCGTGTGTTCTCTGTGGAGTTCAATGCGTACCCAGATGATACCGGCGTTTTGGGAACTCTTTCTGCCCCAAAGTAGCAGTGACGGGCGTGACCGTCGCGCCGACTTCAGTATCGGTCAAAGTGGGTGCAACAGCTGCGCTGACTAAGACGATTGCCCCGTCAAACGCAGATGAGCAAGGTGGGACATGGACTTCGAGCAACCCAGCTATCGCAACCGTCGACGCCAATGGCGTTGTGAGGGGTGTAGCGACAGGTAGTGCGAAGATTACGTTTACCACTAAGGACGGCTCAATTGTGTCTTCACAAGTGACCGTAACCGTAACCGCTGCTTCTTAATAGCAGTCTGTAAGAGGGTTCAGGAGAACCCTCTGTTTAAAAGGATTTTTGAAATGACTAAGTTACTGGATCTGGATTCCATTCTTCCGCCGAAAAAAGAAATCAAAGTGGCTGGAAAAACCTATGCCGTCGCGGAAATGACTGTCGGTCTGTTCGCCAAAGTAAAAGCCTTTGAAGGCAAAGACATCGAAGCTATGTCAATGCTGGATCAGGTTGAAGCTTATGCCGAACTGGTGGCCGAAGTCATTCCTGACGTACCAAAGGAAGTGATTAATCGTCTGAGCATCCCGCAGCTGCAGCAGATCTTTTCTTTCGCCATGGAACAGGCAGAGGAAGAGAACGAAGCCGCGGCCGGAGAAGACGTAAAGTAATTTCCCGCGAAGAGGAATCCGGCGTCGTCACTGTCTCGATAGACTTCGGATTCTATTTCAGCCGAGTTATTGCTTATTACGCCATTCCGCCGCGAGAGATTCTAAAGCTGCCGCTGGCAACCTTCTGGATGCTTAGCTGCAACATAGACCGCCTAAAAGCCGAGGATGACCTGAGAGTATTCCAGGTGTCACGGCTTTCTCAGGCGGGGGCGGAAGACGCTACGGCGTTTATGGAGGGTTTGCAATACCGGATAGGAAGACCAGTCGTAACCGATAAAGTCTACGATCCATCGAAAGCAAAAGCAGACCCTGACGCCAAAGAGCAATTAATGGAAATCTTTGGAAAAATAGGATAAGGGAATGTCCGATATTGTAGATTTTAAATTGACGTTGAATGACAAGGAGTTTTCAACGTCAATTAAAAACGCGGGAAATTTGTTAGAGACATTCGGTAAAACGGCCTCTAATAACTCCAAAAAAATGTCCTCTCTTGAACGGTCTGTCGTCGCCACAGGCCGTTCGTTTTCAGTTCTAAGCGTCTCCCTTGGTAAAGGCGCGGACAAAATGGAAGACTTTGCGGCCGGCACTGAACTAGCCAGCCAAAGTCTTCGAGCCATCCGTGAAAACATCGCCGCCATCAACCGTAGTCTGTCCGTCTTCTCGACGAGAGTAGATCAGACCAGCGGTAAAGTTGGTGCGCTGACTTCTGTACTGAAGAAGGCTCAGTCTGAGCTTTTGGATTTCGCTGATTTCGCGGATCACGCCGGCAAATCTGCCAAAATCTTCTCAAACAATGCCTCAGACATGGGCAACACCACATCGTCACTGAACCGCCGTTTGTCGAACACCAGCAAAGTATTAGATCGCTGGAAAGGGACAACTGACAAAGCGGCAGACGGGCTTAAAAACGTTCGTGACCAGATGGATGCCGTCATCGATCGCCAGAAGTCACTGAGTGGGAGAATCCTTGGTGGCGGTCGAGTAGGTGGCTCTGGCGGTGGCTCTGGCGGTAGCAGAGGTAATTCGGGTGGCGGTCATGGACGCTCTGAGAACGGTTTGTTCGAAGGGCTGCGAGGCAATATTTTCCTTCTGGGGGAAATTGGCGACGCTGCTCGAACCGTTAAAGAAATGCTGTTCGGATGGCAACAGCCGCTGATCGAAGCCATGAGCAAGATGCAAAACACGCGCATCTTACTGCAGGGTCTGGAGAAGGACGCAAAGAATCCGCAGGATGCTGCCGAGAAAGACATGAACTTCATCATGGGGCTTTCGGAAAAGGTTCTCGTTTCGCTCGATGCAGTATCTGATGCATTCGTGAAACTGAAGTCTGGCGGTATCGATCCAACGACGGGATCGCTAAATGCTCTGGTTAACTCCGTAGCTCAGTTTGGTGGTGATTCGGAAATCCTGAAGCGCGCGGCGATAGCGATTCAGCAGATGTCGGGCAAAGGCGTTATCTCTATGGAAGAGTTGCGTCAGCAGTTGGGTGAGGCTGTTCCTACTGCAATGCAGTCGATGGCCGACACTATGGGCGTCAGCATGGCGAAGCTCGTCAAAGACGTTTCTTTGGGAACCGTTGAGGCGAAGTCTGCTCTTGATATGCTTTTCCTCGGCATGGAGATTGATAGCGCCGGAGCGGCAGATCGTCTGTCTCATTCGTTTACCGGCGCATTGGCTCAGATGCAGACGGCATTTATGCGCTTTTCCGATAATATGGCGAAGGGCGGGTATCTCGACGCATTGTCCGATGGCTTAAAGCAGCTATCGACTTATCTAAACACAACCGAAGGTCAGTTATTCGCCTACAACTTCGGCCAGGGCATGACTGCTATCGTTAAGACATTGACGGAAATGGCCTCGTGGATTGGGAAGAATATTGAGCTGGTCAAAACCATTGCTCAAATTGTCGGCTTAGGCATGGGTTTCAAACTTTTGAAAACCATCGTTACCGGTTCACTAGGCACTGCTCTGGAGATGTTCTCTTCATTGAACAAGTCTCTTGGTCTGGCGACCAAAGGGGTGACGAGTTTCCTCTCGGTAACAGGCAAAATAGTTCAGGATATTCGCAACTTCGGTTTGTTTGCTGCTGCGGTGATTAACATCACAGAGGCCATTCGCGGCGCAAAAACTGCGTGGTTGGCGTTTACAGCTGTTTTGCAATTTAACCCTATCATCATCGGTATCACCGCTGTTGTTGGTGTTGTGGCTCTTCTGGCGTCGACGTTTGAGAGTGTTTCAGAGAAAGCATCTGATGCGCTTGAGAAGATTAAGGCCGTCCCGGAAGCGATGGGGAAAAATGAACAGGCTGCTCTTACTGCAAGGTTAAACCAGCTCGACATAGAAGAGGCGGATTATAAGCGCCGTAAGAGCATTTATATGTCTTCGACGCCAGAGCAGCAAAAAGGGTTGGCGAAGAGCGATAAGTTCAACATTGATAACATTAATGCCGGCCTGAAGGATGTGCAAAGTCAGCGTCAGGACATCCAGAACGCCATGGGTGGGGCGGTGGTTGCTGTTGCCAGTAAAGAGATTTCTCGCAACCTGCAGTCAGGTCTGAAGAAGATCGATGACCAGTTCACGAAAGACGCCGCCTCTCTTTCAAAATCTGCTAAGGATTATCGTGATCGCTCTGATGCTATCAGTAATGATAAGTCACTAAGCAAAGATGAGAAAAGCAGTCAACTGGAGAAGTTGAACGCTGACCGTCAAAAGAGACTGGTCGACGCGACTCAGAAGCGCTTAGACGGTTATCAGAATCTGGTAAAAACGCTTCAAGATCAGAAGGCCAATGTAGAGAGTCAGCTGAAGAGTGAAAGCTTGACGGCTGAGCAGAAAAAGGCGCTCGATACAAAAAATATCGCACTTTCTAAGCAAATTAACGATCTGAACAGCAATCAGGTTCAGATGGCGCAGGCAGATCTCGAGCGTGCAAAAAAATCGATGTCTGGTGATACGCCGAAGCTGAGCACTCAGACGAAGACGGGCGATCGCATAAAGCTTATCACGGACAACGCGGGCAAAAAGGTTGGTGATTTCGTCAATCCAGATACAGGCGAAGCGCTGCGAGACCTTCTCGGGAATGTGATCACCGGCCAGAACCAGATGAGCGTAAACCAGCGCTATCTCTCGGCTGTAGGCGATAAGAAATTTGACGACCTGAGTCGATCTGAGCAGAACTCGATTAAAAAGGGTCTTGCCGATGCGGTTAAGGCCGACAAAATCGCCGCGGACAAGCGCCTTCAGAGCGCCAATATTGCTGCCTCTAAGCAGCAAAGTATTGATGCGATGGTAGCCAAGGCCAATCAGCAGGTCGTTTCCAGCGCGAACGAGTTGGCCGGTCAGTTGGGTCTTACGTCTAAGGCAAGTGCAAGCTTCGACGAGTCGGTTAAAAAAACACTGAGTCAAATCGATAACGCGTTGAAGGATCAGGACATCAACGGCAAAGCCTTGCCGCCAAACTCTCGATTCACCGACGACCAGAAGCGCCAGATGATTCGTGATCGCGATTTCATCAAAGCCAATGCAGCGGACTACTCTCAGCGTCTTGACCGCGATTCTGCTGAACAGACAGTGTCGAAATTCACTACGACGACCAGCGGGATTATGTCGTCGGTTGATGGTGCTAATCGACAGGCTGCGATGGCTAAGTGGATGGAAGACTATCAGCGCGACATCAAGACACTTCAGAGTTATATCGCAACGACTCAGTCGGATGTAATGAAGGATGTGTACCAGCGCAGTCTGAAAGCGATGAGAGAAGGTGGTAGTCGTGCCTTTATCGAGCAGTTTGGGACTGAAACGCAGAAGATGGCGCTGGAGTACGAAGACGTCGCCGGTCAAATTGAGACCGTGTGGAGTAATGCGTTCTCCAGTATGACGGACACGATTACCGACTTCATTATGGACGGCAAGGCTAGTTTCAGTGATTTTGCAAGATCGATCGTCAAAGACATAGCCAGCATCATTGTTAAATCGCAGATCACTGCACCGCTCATGAATATGATGGGCATGGGAACCAACGGCGCGGGTAATACCGGCAACATTGCTGGGGCTATGCTGAATCAGGGCGTAAGTCTCGTCAGCTCCGGCGCCGCCGGTGTTAACGTGAATAACGGTGACAAATCCATTGGTCAGTCCGCGAAGGAGACCAGCGCGGGTATTAGCCAAATGAGTACGGCCACCGAGAATGCTAACAGCGGATTGTCTGGGATGGTTAGTAGCGCCTGGAATTCTACAAAGTCATTCCTTGGTCTTGGCACGGCCACGGGTAATCAGACTAAGGCAATCGGCGCCAACATTCTGACGATGAATAATCTATCTTCAGTGGCGGCAGGTTTGACGGCTGTTTTCGCTTCGATGGGGGCTAGTTCGACTTCATCGAAGGGGCGTTGGCTGAACTTTGGTATGTCCATGGTATCCGCGGCAACATCGGTCTGGGCTGGTAGCCTCGCGAGTGGTGGTGGCAGCGGTGGCAGCGGTGGCGCAGTGGCTCACGCAAATGGAGGGGTTTTTGGGCCAAATGGAGTGGTTCCATTAAAAACTTACTCCAAGGGCGGTATTGCCACCACACCTCAACTCGCTCTGTTTGGTGAGGGTCGTGATAACGAGGCATATGTCCCGCTGCCAGACGGTCGTTCTATTCCTGTAACCATGACAGGGAATATTGGCGGCGGCGGAACAATTGCTCCGGTTGCCATCAACATCAGTGTTAATTCTGACGGCTCCAGCTCAACGTCTGGCTCGGATGCGGACGGCAAAGGTTGGAACGATGCAGCCCAACGCATTAAAAACATCGTTCTCGAAACGATTACGCAGGAAAAGCGCCCTGGTGGTTCTCTGAACAAAAACACCAACGGCAACAGGTAAAAACAACGCCGCCTACAGGAAGTGGGCGGCATCTCAAGGAAGAGAAAAATGGCAAGACAAACCTTTAACTGGTTCCCGGATTTTGAGTCAGAGAAAACCGTAAAGCCAGAAGTGACCGTTCTGAAGTTTGGTGACGATTACGAGCAGCGCCAGTCAGCCGGTCTTAACCGCATTAAAGAAGAATGGGCGCTGACGTTTAAAAGACCTTATAGCATCGGTAATGCTATCGACGATTTTCTGACAGCTCGCGGCGCAGTTGAGTCATTTTACTGGACGACCCCGCGCAATAAGAAAATCATCTGTGTGTGTGATTCTCATACTGTTAAACGCTATCCGGGGTATTTGGAGATCAGTTGTACCTTTAGACAAGTTTTTGAATCTTGATAAGTAAGTATTTACTTATTAATATATAAGGTATCGTTTTTAACTCAAGGATGAGTATGAGTATTCGCACGGAAATTCAGAGGTTGGCGCCATCCTCCGTTATCGAGCTTTTCGAGCTTGATATGTCGGTAACAACCTCGGGCGGGAAGCTTTTCTTTCACGCCGGAACGAACAATCTCGACACATCTGTCGTCTGGCAGGGAGTTGAGTATCTACCATGGCCGATTAAGGCGAGTGGGTTCGATAAAACGGGTTCGGGTTCTTTGCCTCGACCAAAGATGACCGTCTCTAACTATGGCGGCACAATTTCAGCCGAAGTCGCGGCAAATGACGATCTGGTTGGTTGCACAATCACGCGTCGTCGCACGCTGGCTCGTTTCCTCGACGCGTCGAACTTCCCATCTGGAAACGCGACCGCCGACGCTTCTCAGCACTTCCCTGATGAAATCTGGTTCGTTGAGCAGAAGACACTGGAAACTAAAGATAGCGTTGAGTTCGAGCTGTCCAGTGTATTTGATTTGATGGGCGTTCAGTTACCTGCACGTCAGATCATCAAAAACAGCTGCCCGTGGAAATACCGCGGAGCGGAGTGTGGCTACTCAGGCCCGTACTTCGACAAGAACAACAATCAGGTCACATCGCTCAGCGACGACTACTGCACCAAGCGTCTCGATGCGTGCAAGGCCAGGCGAAACTTTTTCGCCAACGGAATCATTGCTTTTGGCGGCTTTCCGGGGGCAACGCGTGTTCAGTGATATTAAATCCATTGCCGGCTCCGCGGTGACGCAGTCGCTATATCAATGCGCTATTGCCCGTTATCCAAATGAGGCGTGCGGGTTCATCGTCCAGACATCGGGGGAGAAATATCGCTTTATTGAGGCGCGAAACGTCTCTGAAGACCCGGCCAATGAGTTTGTCATGCATCACGAAGACGTGATTGCTGCCGAAGACGAGGGCGAGGTTGTGGCTATCTGGCATAGCCACACTGATCGCCCTCCAGTGGCCTCTGACGCCGACCGCGCTGGTTGTGAGGCAACGGAGCTACCTTGGCTCATCCTCTCCGTCACGAAAAATCTTAACCCGGAGATTGATGCCGAGTTTCGTTTAAGCGAGATGGAAGTGATCACGCCCAATGGCTTTGAAATGCCGTACACCGGCCGACCGTATGTCTTTGGCATCTTCGACTGCTGGATGCTGTGTCGAGACTATCTGAAACGCGAATTCAATATCGAGATCAACGCCAACGCTCACCTGCATATCCCGTCGTGGTATCTGGGCGACGACGACATTCTCGACCTGAATTATCGCAATGAAAATCTCGTCCGTCTTGCTCATGGCGAAGAGCCTCAGAAGGGCGACATCTTCTTCATTCAGTACGGGAAGATGCCAGATCACTGCGCTGTTTACGTTGGTGACAACCGCATCCTGCATCACCAAATCGACAGACTCAGCAGTCACGCCACTTACGGTGGTATGTACCAGAAAAATACTACGCATCATTTGCGTCATCGGACGTTATTAACAGGGAAGGAAAAATGTCTGAATTAGTTCATGTCCAGCTGGGCGGCGCACTTGCAAACCGCTTCGGCCGACACTGGCATCTGCGCGCATCAAATGCGGCGCAGGCCATCAACCTTATCGACGCAAACAAACCAGGCTTAAATGCCTGGATTCGTCGTAATGCGAAGGTTTACGACCGTTATCACATTCAAATCACAACCAAAAGTGGAGCCACATGGTCGGTTGACGAAACCGAATACATGATGAAAGGCGCCGGTAAGGATGTTGAGAAAATACGCATCACGCCAATACCAAAGGGACGTGGCGGGAAGACGCTTGGCTACGTTCAGGTCGCGATTGGCGCCGCGATGGTGGTCATTGGTGCATTCACAGAAATCTTCACTGCAGGCACATCCTCGGCGCTGGTTGTGGCCGGCATGAGCATGATGATGGGCGGTCTGGCTCAGATCCTATCCCCACAAGCAAAAAACCCGGAAGTGAGACAAGCGGATAACTCCGACTCGTTTTATTTCGACGGGCCTCAAAACACTACTAATCAGGGAAACCCGGTTCAGCTGAACTACGGCGAAGAAATTCTCGTTGGCTCGCAAATCGCAAGTTCCTCTATCACTATTGACCAGATTTAACGGTGGGATAAATGGAAGTTCCAAATTTCAAAAAAAGCCGTCTCTCGCAATTAGTCGCGCACGGCCTGATTATCTCAGGACGCGGCGGCAGTAAGGGTGGCGGTAGCTCAAGGACGCCAGTGGAGGCTAATGACACGGTAAACAGCCGCGCTATGGCTTCTGTATTGGATTTGCTGGGTGAGGGTGTTATCGGTGGTCTGATTGATGGGGCAAAATCCATCTTCCTGAACGACACGCCGCTCCAGAATAGCGACAATTCCTACAACTTCAGCGGTGTAACCTGGTGGTTCCGCGACGGTTCTCAGGATCAAAGTGTCATCGATGGTTTTGACTTCATTGAAACGCCGAAATCAGTAGGGCGTCAATTGAAGCAAACGAGCCAGGTTAACGTGTCTCTGGATTCTGCGGACAGCGATCGCGTTCGTGTGGTGATGAAGTTTCCTTCACTTCGCAGCATCGATAAAAAGAGCGGCGATACTAACGGTACGACAGTCCAGTTTAAATTCCAGATCGACGCAGGTAATGGCGGCGGCTTTGTTGACGTTGTTGCAGAGGGAGAATCCAACGCAACCATTTCTCTGACCGCGAAGAAGACAGGTGTTTATTACCGTAGTTATGTTCTGGACTTACCGAAGCCGGCAAAGGCATATACTCTGCGTGCCATTCGTCTGACTGAAGATCATACCGATAACAGCTATCTCTACGATGACACCTACATCGATTCGATCGGTGAGATTGTCAATACCAGCCTGAACTATCCGAACTCTGCGCTCGTTGGCCTGAAAATCAACTCTGAGCAGTTCGGTTCTTCAATGCCGACTCGTTCATACCTGATTAAAGGTTTGAAAATTCGTGTCCCGTCAAACTATAACGCTGACACGAACTCCTACGACGGCAATTGGGACGGTACATTTAAGCTGGCATCATCCTCCAACCCGGCGTGGATTCTCTTCGACTTGCTGACGAACACTCGTTACGGTCTGGGTCAGTTTGTTCAGGAGTCGATGATTAACATCGGCGAGCTGTATCAGATTGGTCGCTACTGTGACGCATACGTCGACGATGGCTTCGGTGGCAAAGAGAAACGTTTCGCTATCAATACCCAGATAACCAGTCGCCAAGATGCATATCGCGTCGTGCAGGACATTGCAGGGGCATTCCGTGGCATGGTTTATTGGGCTGGTGGCATGGTTCACATCACGCAGGATTCTCCAGCAGACCCTGTGATGCTGTTCTCCAACAGCAACGTGGTGAATGGATCATTTGCCTACAAAGGCTCAGCGCGTAAAGATCGCTATTCCGTTGCTCTTATCACCTACAACAACAAAGAGGACGGTTACAAGCAGAGCGTCGAGTATGTAGAAGATCAGGAAGCGATTAAACGCTATGGCATCCGCAAAACTGAGTCAGTCGCATTCGGCTGTACTTCACGCGGCCAGGCGCATCGCGTTGGTCTCTGGACGCTCTACACCTCTCGCATGGAATCTGACGTCATCACCTTTGCAGTGGGTATGGACTCTGTATTCCTGATGCCTGGCGACATCGTGCTGATCGCAGATAAATTCCGCGCTGGCCGTCGCAACAGTGGTCGTATTATCGGCTACACCTCCAATAGCATCAAGCTGGACGCTCCGGTTGATCTGACTTCAGTTGGAAACCATATCACCTTCCTCAGCGCAGAAGGGAAGATGGTTGGGCGTGATATTTTGGAGAATGGGAAGAACATCACCACCGTCACGTTTAAAACCGCTCTCAGCTCCAATGAGACGCCGGTAAGCGATGCAGTGTGGGTCATTGCTCAACCAGACTTAACTCCGCTACAAGCACGCGTTGTGAGCGTTGCTGAGGGTGACGATGGTACGTCGTTCAATATCACGGCTATTCAGAACAACCCGACCAAATACGAAGCTATTGATAGCGGCGCACAGCTGATCCCGCAAAATACCACCGTTCTTGACCCAACGTTCTCAAAGCCGTCAGGTCTGGCGATTACCGAAGGCACTTATCTGTCCTCTCCGGGTAACTTGTCCGTTTCTCTGACCGCTACATGGCAGGGCAAGTCGGCTCAGTATTACATCAGCTGGCGCCGCTCCGATGCCGGGAATGTTTCAAACTGGAAATCTGAGCGCGTAACTGAAGAACAGTTCGAACTTCGTGGAGTAGCGGAGAACGGCCAGTACGACTTCCAGGTGTACGCTGTTTCTGTTGGTGGTCGCAAAACTGATCCTATCAGCATCACCTACAAAGTTCTGGGAACCATGACGGCGCCTGATGCCCCGACCGGTCTAACTGCGGTAGGCGATTATCGCTCAATTGTTCTGAATTGGGTAAACCCGGCTTCCGTTGACTTGGATCACATCGAGGTTCTGGCATCCAAGACCAACGATAAGTCTAAAGCGCAGCTGATTGCCAAGGTATCTGGCACAACCTTCAGTCACAACGGTCTTGAAGACTCTGTCACCTGGTATTATTGGGTACGTGCAGCCAACAAACGTGGAATGCTCAGTGCGCTGAACTCTCCACTAGCGACAGTCGCAACGACGCGCGACGTTCTTTCGTTCCTGCAAAATAAAATCACCGAGTCCGAGCTGGGTCAGGATCTGATTGCTGACATTAACAGCAAGGCTGTGGCGACGGAGGTGGACGCGGCCATAGATGAAGCGAAAAGTGAGACTAAGGCCCAGGTTGATGACGCTCGCACTGAGGCGGCTAACGCTGTCAAGTCGGCCAAGGAAGCGCTAAGCACCGCCATCGACAAAGAGACTAAGGATCGCGCACAAGCCATTGCTAATGAAACGACCGCACGTAATAAAGCTATCGCAGATGAGGCGTCTATACGCGCCACTGCCATCTCAAACGAAGTAACCGCGCGTACCAATGCGATTGCGGCGGAAGTGGAGGCTCGAACCAAAGCCGTTGCCGATGAAGCGACCGCGCGCGCGAAAGCTGTCTCCGATGAAGCGATTGCTCGTGCTTCCGCGATTAGCGATTCGATTGCGGTTGAGGCTAATGCTCGCGCTAAGGCGATTTCGGATTCCGCATCCACTCTCAGTGCTAAAATTGACAAAGAGGCAAGCGACAGAGCCGCGGCAGTTTCTGCGTTGGATACTAAAACTGCCAATGCTCTCTCTTCCGAAACATCAAGTCGTATCGCCGCTATTTCTGACGAAGCAAAGACTCGCGCTGACGCGATTCTTCAGGAACAGAATAGCCGTAAGGCTGATATTAGTACGCTGAAGACCCAAGTTCAGACGTCTACTGACTCTCTGGCTCAGCAAATCTCCCAAGTGGCTGCAGGCACTGGCGAGCAGTTTGATAGTCTTAATATTTGGTATTTTGATACCAGTAATGAAGGCTGGACTGAAGACGATAACGGTAATACGCCAATGAGCGTAACCAGTGATGGGTGGCTGCGATCGGCCAGCAGTACCGCATCGTACCGATCGCCTAACTATATGGCTATTGATGCGGCCGCATACCGGTTTGTTAAATTACGTCTGAAGAAAGTGGGATCACCGGTCTGGGCTGGTAAGTTATTTTGGATCGGTACGTCAGAAGGTGGCTGGAGCGACGCTCGCTCATTGACTATCAACGAGCCTGAATATGACGCGAATGGCGTGGCAACGCTGACGATTCACGACATTGACTGGCGTTCGTCTGAAACTATTCGCCGTTTCCGTTTTGACTTCTTGAAAAATCAGGACAGCAAAAACTACGTCCAGATCGACTGGATTGCTGTTGGACGACCAACGCCGGGCGCTGGTATGGCTGCGCTGCAGGCTGAGCAGACAGCACGTGCAAATGCTGACGCAGCTGAGGCCGCAAATCGAAACACGCTCGCCGTGCAGATTCGTGGATCATATGACGGAAACGATCTTTCTAAGGTCAGTTCTGGTCTGATTTTCCAGGAGCAGCAAGCGCGAGTAACCGCAGACAAGGCAGAGGCAACGGCACGTCAGTCACTTGAGACGAAGGTGAATGATAGTGTGTCCAGTATCAACAAGTCGCTTGATACCCTGAATACTCAGGATAAAGCGATGGCGTCTGACATTTCCGGTCTCAAATCGTCTCTTGGCAATAAGGCTGACGCGTCGGCGCTGCAAACACTCAAGACGACGGTTGACCAGCAAGGTTCTAGCATTTCCACCCAGAGCCAGTCGATTACCAAGCTTCAGAATGACCTGAACACCACCAACACTAATGTAGGTAAAAAAGCCGATCAGACGGCACTCGTGTCATTGCAGGGAACCGTGACGCAGCAGGGTAAAGATATCACTTCTGCAAATAGCAGCATCACTAATCTCAAGACCTCTCTGGACGCTACGAATAGCAATTTAGCGAAGAAAGCGGATGCGTCAGCTGTTGGTGATCTGTCTTCTCGCGTCAGCGCAACCGAGGATAAAGTATCAAGTCAGGGAGATAGCATTGTTCAGCTGAATAACTCACTGAATAACGCGCTGGCCGACTCTGACGCCTCTTCTAAAACGCCTAACAATCTGATCGTCAACCCGTCATTTGAGCGTGGTACAGATGGCTATATCGGCGTATCCAGTCTCAGCACGGTCGTTGCTATTCAGATACCGCATGTCGGCACAAAAGCACTGAAAATTGACCCAGGTAGCTCCGTATCTCCGGGCCAGTACATCGATTTTGTCAAAGGCCGTACTTATGAGATCGGCGTCTGGGCTAAACAGGTTTCTGGAACAACAGATAATGGGCAGGGTAACAACAAACTGCGAGTGGGTAATAGTGCTGGAGCGCCAGTGTTTGAGGTCCCGTTCGCAAACCTCACCGTTGACTGGACGAAAGTTAGCAAACGATGGAAGGCTACCGAGACGGGAAGTCTGCCCGTTACGCTGAGCAACTATCTGACGGCCGGAAACCGTTACTTCGACGATTTTTATGTCATTGATGTAACCGACTCCGTGGCTATTGATGCAAATGCTTCCGCACTGTCTTCGCTACAGAATACCGTGACGCAACAGGGTAAAGACATTTCGTCCCAATCCACCAGCATCACCGATCTGAACAACAGTCTGAAAACGACCAACGACAACGTAGCGAAGAAAGCTGATTCCTCCGCTGTTCAGACTCTTCAGAACACAGTAACCCAGCAGGGCAAGGATATTTCCACCGCCACCAGCGATATCTCTTCGCTGAAAAGCGGCCTCGCCACAACGGATGGTAACGTCGCGAAGAAAGCTGACGCCTCTGCTTTGCAGTCGCTTCAGAATACTGTGACACAGCAAGGTAAAGATCTGACTAGCGTCGGGAGTCGTACTACTGCTCTTGAGAACAGTCTGAAAGCAACCAACGATAATGTTGCGACGAAGGCGGATGCTTCATCTTTATCAACACTTCAGAACACTGTGTCGCAGCAGGGTAAGGACATCACTTCAGCCAGTGACGCGATCACCAGTCTGAACAACAGCGTCGGCGCCATGACGAACATGGGCGACAATCTGATTCAGGATGCCAATCTTGAAGGTGATGGCTCAGCGTTCAGGACGCAGCAGAACAGCGGCACGACAGGCAGTATTGTTGCATTTGGTGCATACGGTGAAAACTCGGCTGGCGCTCGAATGCTGAAAGTGAATGCAACCTCTCCGGGTCTTTTTGCCAATGGTAAAAAACCAACCCCGGTAAATGGCTCTCGCAAATTCCGCTATATCGTTCGCGCCAAGGGTGTGTCCGGCGCAATGAATATGCTGCTGCGCCGCTGGAATTTTAACGGCAATACGGAAGGGGCGTATGAGGATAAGAACAATACGCTTACTACTGACTGGCAGACTATTACATGGGATACGTCTTTCTCTCCGAGCACTGGCGCGGATGGTCAGGCTTTTGGTATCTACTGCCACCCAAATAACGCGGAAATCTGGATTGATTCATTCCAGGTGTTCGATATTACTGATGCAGTCAATAACGATGCAACGGCCAGCGCGTTGAGCGATCTGTCAACGAAAGTGACCAAGCAAGGTGACACGGTTAGTTCTCAAGGAACGTCGATCACCAAGCTACAAAACGATCTGACTTCTACGAAGACCGATGTGTCGAAAAAGGCAGACGCCTCTGCGTTGCAGACGTTGCAGAACACCGTTACTGATCAGGGCAAAACGCTGATCAGCCAAGGCAATGCAATCACGACTCTGACCAGCACCGTTGACACTGTAAAGGGTGATGTGGCTAAGAAAGCGGATGCAACAGCTTTGAATAACCTCTCCACTCGGGTTAGCAATGCCGAAGATAAGATCAGCAGCAGCAGTGATGCAATCACTAGCTTGAACAACTCTCTCAGCAGTGCCAAAGCGGATGCTGATGCGGCTAAGTCAGTAGCTGGAAACATGCTGAAAAATAATTCCTTCGAACGTGGTTTCGAGGGGTGGGAATATGTTGGCTGGACCTTGTTAGCGGCCCAGAGTCCGAAATCAGGAAGCTATATAATCCAGGCAGGTAAATTATCGTCAGGGGGTGACGCCGGTTGTAATCAGACGGTAGAGCTTGAGGCAGGTAAAACCTATCGTATCGGTGCATGGGTTAGAAAATCTTCTGATTTCGCTATCAACAATGCCGGCAATAACAAAATCAGCCTCCGTAATGCTGACCTCTCCGCAATCAAGGATATCCCGATCACCGGCGCAGGTCTGTCAACGAGCTGGACGCTTTTTAGCGGCGAGTATACGCCGACCAAAACTGCAAGCGTGGTTGTTTCTCTTCGTGCCAGTGTCGCTTCGGGATACATGTATCTTGATGACGTATTCTGTATTGATGTGAGCAACGAGAAAGCGATTGATGCGACGTCCAATGCGTTATCAATCCTCAACAGCACAGTGACTCAGCAGGGAAAAGACATTACGTCTAACTCCAACAGTATCACTTCGCTGTCAAACCAGATGGTTAACGGTCGCCAGAACATGTGGGTGCGTAGCGTATACAACGTACAACTGGCGAACAATGTCACCGAGCCGACCTTTAGCGATATCAACGGTAAGGCGCCAATCTCGATCGATGAGGTTCCTGACGCGGCAAAACTGGACTTTGCGAGCGCCGGCAGTTACGTGATCGCGCATTACAAAGCCTTCGTGAAGGTTAATGCTGATACCACCATCACTATGGCACCAGGGTCCCGTGTTTTTGATGATACGGGCGCCGTATACGTGAACGGTGTTAGGGTTGCTTTTGGTAATTCGAGCTGGAATACGGTTAGCTTTGATCTGAAAGCTGGCTGGAGCACGGTTGAGTTCCTGGTGAACCAATGGACTGGTCAGGCTTACATTAACCTCGGCTTTAAACTGTCCGAGAAGGTAGCCCAGCTGAATTCTGCTCTTGGGATGAACGCGCTTTCGAATGCCATTAGCGCCGTCACCTCAAACGTCAGCACCGTAGGTGATCGCGTCACGAGCACCTCGCAGAGCGTTACTGATCTGCGAAACAGCCTCGAACAGACCAACGCTAATCTGGCGAATAAGGCAGATGCACAGGCGCTGTCTACGCTGCAAAATACGGTCTCCAAGCAGGGGGATACGATTTCCAGCCAGGGGAACAGCATCACTAAGTTGACCAATGACCTCGAAGCCGCTGACGCAAACATCGCGAAAAAGGCCGATCAGTCGGCAGTCACTGCGCTGACGGGTCGGGTAGAGAAGACGGAGTCCGGTCTGACGGCGGCGAACAGCGACATTACGTCGCTCAACAGCTCTCTGAACCAGCAATCCAAACGCGGCGCTAATCTGCTTCCTGATGGCACTTTTGAAAGCTACGCGGTTGGCTACAATCTATCAAATAATCGCGTTATCGTGACCACTGATGACTCGCATGGCGGTAATAAGTGCATCCGCGTGACGCGTCCGAATGATTACAACGCTAACGCAACTGATAACAGCGATAATCACATTTTCAGCGGGTTCCAGGTTCGCGATAACGCAGTCTTCTATATGGAATGCTGGGTTAAGCTCGATGCCAAGAGCACCGCTATGGCCGAGAATGCACAGATCTCTATCGGTTTGTCGCTCCAGTATCAGGATAACTCGTGGCAGTGGCCGGCAGTAACTAAAGCTGCGAAAGATCTGTCTACAGCTCAATGGACGAAGGTTTCTGGTTACCTGAAATCAACGAAGAGCGGTATTAAGCAGGCAATGGTGAGGATTTCTATTCCTAACGTTAGCAGCGTTAAGGCGGGAAACTCATTCCTTATTGATGACCTGGTCATTACCGAAGTAACTGATGCCTACAATGCGCAAAGTACAGCAGATGCTAACGCCAATGCGATTTCGACACTGGACTCGACCGTTTCTCAACAGGGAGACCAGATCACCAGTCAGGGTAACAGCATCACTAAATTGACCAATGATCTGTCGACAACTAACTCCAATGTCGCAAAGAAAGCCGATGGTGCTGCTGTAACTGCTTTAACGAATCGAGTTACCGAAGCTGAAGGCAATATATCGTCCCAAAGTAATCAACTGGCAACGCTGTCAAACTCACTGGCTGAGGGTAGCTTAATTTGTAATGGGGGGCTGAATGTAGACGCATCGTTCTGGGAGGATTCTGGGCCTGGTTCCGCATTCACATATGATGCTAATGAAAAGGCGATTAGGACAACCACAGGCTCTATTCGTGTTGCTAACCTGACTCGAATCCCCGTTGAAGCCGAAACGACTCTGACGATCTCATTTGAGATGAAAGCATCGGAGGCAATTACAAACGTGTCATCAGACTCTGTGGGCGTTATCGATGATTTGGCTACCCCCACGAATTGGATTTCTTCCGTGTCTCCATGGTTAGGAGGGGTGTCTACCAATTGGCAGACGAAAAGCGTTGAACTGACGATTCCGGCCAATTTTATTGGAAAGTATGTCTATCTGCGATTTGCTGCAGGTGGATGGACTCCATCAAATAGCGCACGTCTCTATATCCGAAAAGTTGATGTTTTTTCGTCTACAGGTGTGGCAAAAAAAGCGAATGCAACAGCGGTATCAGATCTGACAAGCCGAGTTGATTCAACCGAAGGTAAATTGGCCAGCCAAAGTCAGGCGCTCACAAAACTACAAAATGACCTGGCAACGACCAATAACAACGTCAGTAAAAAAGCGGATCAGAGCGCTTTAAGCGTGTTGTCCGGGCGCGTCGATCAAACAGAATCGGGCTTATCCTCTGCGAATAGCAGTATCACTGCGCTTAATTCATCTGTACGCGCAGGGAATGCGACAAGTGGCGATTTGATTAGCAACCCGACATTTGACCCAGAGTTTAGTCAGATGGGCTTCACTGTGGTTTCCAGCTCGTCTGAGGGCGTGCCAGCCAATTGCCCATACGCTTATGTTGCACGCATTGCGGCTCGCGACCATCACCCAAATTTTGCTGCTATTCCGGCGACATTGGGGGATGTCTATGAAATGTCTGCTCTCGTCGCGTGTGGCACTGGCTCCGCTGATTTCAACCTGTATCTCGGAACCGCAACACGGCCAAGCGGCAGCGTGGGCGCGCCTCTGTCATCTGGCGGCAACCGCAAGGCGTCGGCCACATGGCAGCGAGTAACCTGGCGTTTCAAAATTACTCAGGGGATTGTCGATCGCGGCTTCTTCCGTCCATTCCTGCAAATCAACCAGTCCAGCCCGTTCGGCACCGTCTGGTATGTGACCGACTGGCATCTGCGGAACGTAACCGACTCCTCCAAAGTTCAGGATTCTCTCGATGCTACGGCGAAAGCGGTTGATTCGCTGACCTCTACGGTAAATCAGCAGGGGGAGAACATCTCCAGCATTGGTACACGTGCTACCAATCTTGAGAATAATTTGAGAACAACAGATGTAAACGTTGCTCAAAAAGCGGACGCCAATGCTCTGACGGCACTGACCAACCGTGTTACCCAGACCGAAAAAGACATTAACTCAACGAGTTCTTCTGTCACGAATCTGAACAACAAGGTTGATGCGATTTCTGTCGGCGGTACAAACCTGATCAAGAACTCCGGCGATATGACCGGCTGGTCGAACGTTGTCAGCGATACGTATCGTGGTAATGCGGTAATTGGCGCAACTGTAAAAGCTGGCTCCGGTTACAAGGATCTGCGAGAAATCACGCTTGAGTCGCCGGTCGATGCAGGTGAGTACGTTTACAGCTTCTATGCGAAAGGCGGCGTTGCCGGCCAGACGATGACGGCGTTCTTCTACAATCCGAACACCACAACGTCTATTGAGACAAGCCAGGGTGCGAAAGGTAATAACACCGATGGCCGTGCGTACTTCACGCTGACCACTTCATGGGTTCGCTATTGGGTTAAGTGGAAACAGACACCTACTACGGGCACTAAGCGTCTGATTCTGTGCCGTATCGAGAGCGATACCTCCAAAGACCAGACGGTGTACATCAACAGTCCGAAGTTTGAGGTAGGTAACGTTGTTTCCGACTGGAACGATTCTCCGTCTGATAGCGCCAGTGCGTCGGCTGTGGATTCGCTGACAACGAAAGTGAATCAGCAAGGCACTTCCATTAGCTCTATCGGAAATCGCACCACATCGCTGGAGAACGGGCTGTCGACAGCTCAGAACAACATTGCCAAGAAGGCTGATGCTTCAGCATTGCAGGATCTCCGGAACACGGTGACATCTCAGGGTGGCGATTTAACCGCGGCGAACAGCAGCATTACCAGCCTGCAGGCCTCGATGAACCGTCGCACTGTGTTTACTGTAACCGCACGAGGTAATGGCAATAGCGTTACCCATGGGGTTTTTGATGAAAGCGGCAAGAACCTGTTTACCCCTGGTCGCAGCTGGGCGCTGGTCACTTTTGCAAAACAAAGCGACGGATCAACGGTGATTGCGACCTCCAAAACCTATGACGTTTTTGGCTCTGCCAACAACGGGAAGGCGATGTCTGACGATATTGCGGCTCTGGCTAATGGCGTTTACGTTTGCGTGATGACTTTTGACGAGCCGTCGGGTCAGCGTAATTCGATTGCATCTGCCTTAGAGTTGCTCGGTGGCACAACTGAAGTTATTAACTCTCTGCCATATCGCGGCGCGTACATTCTCCTTGGCCGTAAAGGCATGAAGGCCGGCGACGGTCTGGAGTTGCGCGCACCTACAGGTGGTGACTCCAGCGCATTTATTTCCACGTCCGTTGAGTTTGTGAACGGGGTAATGATGGGGTTGGGCGCCGCCGGCGGTGTGATGATGAAGGCGGATGCGAACGCCAGTGCAATCACCACTCTGCAAAATACCGTAACGCAGCAGGGCAAAGATATTACATCGGCCAGTAGTGCGATCACTAACCTACAGAATGATCTCAACACGGCCAATGGGAATATCAACAAAAAAGCTGACGCGACTGCTCTTTCCGCGCTTCAGAATACTGTGACGCAGCAAGGTAAAGATATTTCCTCTCAGGGATCATCTTTAACCCAACTGACTAATAGCCTAAATGCGACTAACGACAGCATCGACGCGTCTGGTCAGATTCCTGGAAACATGATCACCAACGCCTCATTCGAGCGTGATAACGGTGGATATAGTACCTGGAGTGGCCCTGCTTCTGTCATGGTGGCACAGTCGCCGCGAACCGGTAACAAAATACTGAAAATCGCGTCTGGTTCTCCCACTTTGGTTGGTCAGAAAATCACATATGTGAAGGGACGTACATACAAAATCGGCATGTGGGCGCGTCAGGATTCTAATACGACGATTAATGGTGGAACGAGCAACACAAAATTCAGGGTAGCGGATAGCACCGGACTTATTGCATCGTTTGGTTACGGCCCATTCACGACGTCTTGGCAGGAAATTTCGTGGGTCTGGAAAGCGACCAAAGACATGGTTGCAGACACACAGATCACCGCCTATCTGTCCGCCGGTGCGATGTATTTCGACGACTTCTACGTCATCGACATTACTGACCGCGTCGATCTGGATGCCACAACGTCCGCGGTTTCCGGTCTGACGACGAGAGTGTCCAATGCTGAAGGGGATATTTCAAATATCTCCAACAGCGTTACCAGCCTGAACAATAGTTTGAGCACGTTGAATAAGACAGTCAGCTCTAAGGCTGATGCCTCAGCACTGTCTTCGCTGCAGAATACCGTTACGCAGCAAGGCAAAGACTTGTCTTCTGCGAGTGGCAGTGTCACTGACCTGAAGAGTAGCCTGAATACGCTGAAGGTCCAGAGTAACCCGTGGATCGACGGTACTTTCGAAACCTATGACAACAATCAGCAGTTAGGCGGCAGCACTGCGATTGTAACGACGGACTTCAAGAGCAGCGGCAGCAAATGTCTGAAGGTTACTCGCCCGGCCAATACCAGCGGGAATTCCGACAAGATGATCGGCTCTTATTCTGCGGTACGCCAGAGCGCGAAATATCGCGTTGAGTTTTGGGCTATGATGCCAGCAAGTGAAGCCCCGCCGTCTGGCTGGACTGTGGTCGTTGGTCTGCACTCCATCAACAAAGATGGTGGGAATGACTGGCAGGGCATTACGTTCAACGAGGCTGGTCTTGGCGGTCGTGACCAGTGGGTTAAGTTTACTGGTGTAGTGAAAGTGAGTCCGAGCGTTACCCGTAGCCATGTATGGATTTCTACTCGTGGTCAGAGTGGCTCCAACACACCTGGATACGCGGTGTACATTGATGATTTCGTCATTACCGATATCACTGATGCTGCGGATGCACAGGCTACGGCGGATGCAAACGCAACAGCAATCTCATCGTTGCAGACGAAGGTCAGCGACATCGATGGGAAAGTGACTGCCCAAACGTCGCAACTGTCTTCCATGCAGTCGAAGGTAGACGCGTCTTCTTCGAAAGTGGATCAGCTGTCTAAGACCATTTCGGACAGTCAGAGCACTCAGGCATCGTTGAACACCAGTCTTCAGTCTCAGATTGATGCTCAGGCTTCGGCCAACATCAAAAACCAGGCTGATCTGAACTCGGCGACAACGAGCATCGCGTCTATCAAATCGACTCAGGCGACTCAGGCGACTCAGATTAGCGCAATGGCAAAAACGCAGACTGACATGACCGCATCATTGAATAGTCAATCTGCATCTATCCAGACGCTGCAAGAGGCGGTCTCAAACAATGACGCGCTGAACAGTACCTGGATGGTGAAGATGGAAACCAACAACAACGGGCAGAAGTATGCGGCGGGCATCGCTCTCGGTGTTGATGGAAAAAATATGCAGAGTCAGTTCTTGGTTCAGGCAGATCGATTTGCGCTAATTAACACCTCGAATGGCAATACGACGACTCCGTTTGTGATTGATAATGGTGTAACCTATATGAACGCGGCCTTCATCAAGGATGGGTCAATAGGTAGCGCCAAGGTCGGTGATTTAATGAGTTCTAATTTCCAAGAAAACGTAAGAGGTTGGAGAATCTCTCGCGATGGATCGATGAACATCAACGGCTCTGGGCCGGGTAGTTCCAGAACCGTGATCACGAACGGTAGGATTGAAGTTTACGACTCCAACAACCGTCTGCGCGTGAGAATGGGTATTTTCTAAAACAACGCCGCCTACAGGAAGTGGGCGGCATCTCAAGGAAGAGATAATGAGTATGTACGAAGTTGGCACCGTAACGGGTGCCGCAAATCAGACGAAAGTGACCGGCGCAACAACAAAATGGTCTCAAACTGCTCTTGGAATCCAGCAAGGTTCTATTCTGGTTGTTTATCGCAGCGGCAATGCAGATCTGTACGCAATCAAGTCCGTGGACAGTGATACGCAGTTGACGCTTACCCGAGACATCACGACAGCGTTCTCTGGGGCGTCCTATGGCATTATCACATCAGAGACAGCCAGCACCTCCGCATTTGCAAACCAACTCGCCAGCGCCTTTTCTCTGTGGCGGAGTGTTGTTGAAGGATGGTCGGCCGCGCTGACGTCGACAGGCAACATTACAATGACTGATCCTATTACCGGAACGTCAGTTACTGTTCCTGCTATTAAGGGGATGGCGAAAATTGCTGGGGGCAATAATCTCACCGGGACACAAAGTCTCGACAGTGACGACTCCGGTTTTATCCTCGGAAAAAATAGCGACATAGGTCTTATCAAGAAAAGCGGAACCTATGGGAAGGTTATGGTGGGGAAGTCGTCTCGATTCTCAGTCGTTCGAAGTGATCAAGACCGGATATCGGCAACTGATGGGCAGACTGAAATTTTTGGCGTTGAAGCTAACGGTGACGTCAAAGTCGTGAATTCACTTTATGCCAAAGGCATTCTGCAAAGTGATTATCAGGTTAAAGCACAAAGTATCGAGCTTTCATTTTCCTCGCCTTACATCGATTTTCATTATGGGAATAGCGCAGCCGACTATACTCATCGAATTATTGCGGATGATCCTGTGGCACTTGGTTTTGAATGCAGTATAAGAGTTTCCAAAAATATAAGAGCGCAAGAAGGTATAAAAGCAGATAAGTATGTACGCGCTGCGAGTAGAGCTGGTTTAATTGCGCAATATGACAGTGACCCCGGCGGAAATATCGGTGATATTCTAGTTGCCCCAATCTTGTGTAGCCAATTCGCAACTGTAGGCTCTGATGGAAACGGGAACGCTGGCGCGAATTTCTGGTTTGAGGAACACATAGGTAATAACCACCGTTTGGTAACTCAGGTCAAGGGATATGGTGCATCCGTACAATACTGGCATCATCGCAGCGACGGAATGATCTGGAATAGTCAGCGAGGTGATGTAGCGTGGGCCGCAACTTCAGACAAAAACCTCAAGCATGATATTAAACCCACAGATGGATTACAGTCGCTGAAAAATATCAATGCCATGAAACTAGTTACTTTCATCTATAACGATGACGAGAGAGAGCGCCAGCGTCGAGGTGTGATTGCTCAGCAGCTTCAGAAAATTGACCCGTGCTACGTGAAGGTGAGTAAAGGTGTGGTAATCCGCCCAGCCATAAAGGATGATGAAGGTAATGAAATTGAACCAGAACATCAGGAGGTAATTGAAAAACTTGTGCTGGACTCCAATCCTTTATTAATGGACGCTCTAAGTGCTATCCAGGTATTGTCGCGGGAGATTAGTGAACTCAGAGCTGAGAACAGAGATTTACGCGCATTTGTTCATTCTGAATAGTTAGTAAGTATTTACTTACTTTTGTTTTGAACTGTGATATAACCGGGCGGATTTAGGTTTGACAGTCATGGAGGATTAACAATGTCAAACGAGACGCCCGGTGTGAGCCACAAGGAAGTGGAACGCATTGCTCAAATCGTCGCACGAGAGGTTCTGCAAGGACTTCGTGACGAGGTTGGGGAAGAGGTGGATAAGCGACTGAAAGCGTACCTGGGAGATATGACCGCGACCCAGCACAGCATTCAGCACGCGAATCTGGACAAGCTACTGAACCGAATGGACGCCATCTCAAGTGGGTTCTTCGGCGGTGTCGTGTCCAAAGTTACTTCTTTCCTGATCACCGCCTTGCTGCTGGGACTGGCAGCGTATGGCGTAAAAAGCGGCATTGGAAACTAAGGGGAAAAGGATGACTCCAAGAGGAATACGCAACAACAACCCAGGCAATCTGGATAACACGAATCCGTGGCAAGGTCTGATAGCTAACCCGGCAGAAAGTCGATTTGCCACCTTCAAAGACCCGACATGGGGTGTGCGTGCGCTGGCCGTTACGCTCATTACCTATCACGACAAGCGCAAAGCAAAAGACGGCTCACGAATCGATACGATCCGCGAAGTCATCGAACGCTGGGCGCCGCCGAGTGAAAACGACACCGAGGCGTATGTTCAGGCTGTCGCCAAAGCGGTAGGCGTTTCTCCTGATATGGAAATCGATCTGCATCAGTACGAGATTATGCGACCGACCGTTGAGGCAATCATTCGCCATGAGAACGGCAAAGGCCCGCTGCGAACTGATAACACCTGGTACAACATCGACGTCATTGACGAAGGGTTGCGCCGGGCTGGTGTCGTTAAGCCCGTGAAGACCACCGCATCCATTCCGGTCACTAAGGAAACGGCCGGCGCAACCGTCACAGCAGGTATCGGTCTGGCGCAACTGGCCGACGTTGCTCCGCAGATCAGTGCGGCAATGGATAAGGCTCAGGGCAATATTTCGAGCGGGGATACTGTTCGCATTGTCTTTGGGATCGCGACAATCGCCGTAGCGGTATTCATCGCCATAGCCCAGGTGCGGAAGTATCAGCGAGGTGTTGCGCAATGATTGAAGGCTTAATTGCCCGTATCAAAGCGTTCGTAATGACGGCTTCGGCCGTCATTGCGGTACTTTTTGGGGCGTATATTTTGGGTGGCCGCGCAGCTCGTCGATCGGCGGAGATTAAAAATCAACGTGAAGAGAATAAGCGGCTAAGCACGACTATTGAGGTAAAAAATGAAACGACTGATAAGATCAGGCGCATGGATGACGATGCTGTTGACGATGAGCTTTCTGCTAACTGGATGCGTGATTAAACAGCCTCAAGGTCTTTTATTCTGCGAGACAGCTAGTCCGATTTACATTTCCCGAGACGATGTGCTGACTCAGGAGACTAAAAGACAAATTCTGGCGCATGACATCGTCGGTGAGCGTATTTGTGGATGGGGGCGATCCAATCATACCAGTTAGAACTAAATGCCCCAGATATGCAGGGGCATTTTGACTAATCTTGTTAATAATTCAGAAATTGGCATTCAACATTTATAGCCCTTCGGAGGAAAAGGGTAGCATTCTTTACATATTCTTTTTCTGATTCATTGATGCGATTTTTAAGACCATGCACAATCGCGGAGCGAAGCTCATAAGCTTTTTTAAGTTGCTTTTTTATTTCCTCTCTATCGCTCATCCCTTTTCCAATAAGATAAGAGCATCTGTCAGATAATGTTTGAGTTAAACCGATACTCCCTTCTCTTTTATCACCTAATAAAGCTTCTAGACCCATGCATATTTGAATGAAAGACATGGTTTCATCCATAACCATTTGCGCATTCATATACCAATCCATAGCTGCTTTTATATATTTTGCCGCTTCGGAATTATCATTTATCAATTTGTTTATAAATATTAACCTTTCCATTGAATGGTTTTCACTATCTGATGCGACAGTTAACTCATCTAAGAATTTAGAAAGTTGCAGTGGTAGTTCATAATCAACGTTATACTGGCTATGACTTTTATTTATTATTTTTGCTTTCAGAATGGGAATGGTCTTAACTCCCTCTTCAATTCTGTCATTGAACTGATATCCACGTAGAGATGGGGTCTTTCTGGTTATAAGAATTTTTGATGTTATCATTTCGTATAAAAAAACATTAAAGTCTTGTAAATATGGTTTTATTTCATGACTACTGTTGTCTCTAGAAAAATATCCCTGACCAGATAATTTTAAATATTTTTTCTTGATGGTGGTTAATGGTGGGCTTTGATGATGTACACCTGCACCTTGCGTTGATACTTCCAGTTTACCATCCACCTCTTTGAAGTCTGGAATATCGAGGCATTGTAATGGGATTTCAATATTATATTTGTGTGGTAGAGATGAAAAGTAAGAGAATAAAAAATCTATTAGGTTGTTCTTGGTGTCTTCTGATAACTCCCTTTCGTTTTTTAAAAATGGCGGAAGCAAATGTTTGCTTAAATAAAATATTAACACCGCATCATAGAATGCTGCGGTTGCTGTTTGCACATCAATTGGAGAACTAACCGCCTTATTTGGTTTTAACTTTTCAACAAGGATTGGGAATTTATCTTCGACTCTTTCCGAAAGAGAGCGATCATTAACTATTACTTCGTCTATCAAAAAAGAAAAAATAAGTTTTATGCTTTTGACCTGTTCAGGATGCATTTATTAGACCTTTTAATTGTCAATTGTATTAGTGGATTATATCTTCGAATGCGAGTTCAGTCATTGACCTTTTCCCGTAGTCGGCATAACATTATACACATAAGAAAACATCTTGTTTTCAAAACTAAAGACGGTACAAGGCGAAACAATGGATACCAGACTAATCATAGTTGGTGGGACGAAAGGCGGGCCGGGTAAGTCCACCATCGCCCAGCAGGTTGCAGCCTGTTTACAGCTCAAAAAGAAGAAGAGGGTTCACGTCACCGATATCGACATCCAGCGCACCACAACAACCTGGTGTGAGGATCGTCGCGGCAACAAGAAACTCGAACTGCTCCCTTTTGCCTTCGTCGGCAACGAAATAATTAAACACCTTCAATCTCTTAACGGTCGTTATGAATACATTGTGGTTGACGCCGGCGGTTTCGATTCCGAAATACAGCGTGAGGCCATGCTGATAGCAGACGCCATACTGATACCTCTTCGACCTAAACGCAGAGACCTGAAATCCTTACGTGACATTGATCCCGTTCTTGAAAGTGTTAAGGCAGAAAACCCAGAAGTTAAGATCCGTGTGGTTATGAACCAATGCCCGTCATTACCTTCTCAGGTATCACGCATACTGGCATCAAAAGAAATCGTTGAGTCATTTGGCATTGAAGCCGTACCAGTTAACATCTACAACCGAAATATCTATGACGATGCGGAAGAAGCTGGGCGCTCTGTTTTCGAAATGAAAGGCAAAGAGCGTGACAAAAAGGCCGAAGACGAGATTGAAGAGTTAGTTGATTATCTTATTAGTTTAGAGGGTTAGTATTCATGAAAATGGGAAAAATGGGCGATCTTGCCAAGCGTGCTGTCGAAGAGACACCTGTTCAGGATACTGAAGTCAAAAACCCCAACTCACCTATGCGCTCACCGGTTCGCCCGCAGGGTAGGCCCACACGTGGCAAATCCTCTATCAAAAGCCGCACCATGAGCATTGAGGACGAGTTTATCGCTTTAATTAGTGTGATGGAGAATGTAGACCGCTGGAACCGTTTTACGCGCTCTGATGTCATTAGAGCAGCCATCATGAACCTAGCCAGCGAATCACCTCAGACCATCGCTGAGACCATCTCTGTACTTCGCTCAACGCCAGCATCAGAGGCGGAGATGCGAGCTGAGCAAATCAGACGTGAGCTTGAGAAGTAATCATCTAACTTGAGATTATTCCCATTGTAAGCATTTGTTAGTATCATGAGGGAGTGCATAAGCTGTGCTCACCTCATTGATTTGTAGTGAAAATATTCAATTCACCTTTAACAAATGTAGGTCTTAACAAGACATGAAAAAAATTATAACTGTAGCGTTATGTGTAATGGGTTTGTCTGGATGTGTACCGCCTCAAGGAAATTACGGAACTCAGCATCAGGTTAAGCAAGTTGTGAAGCGCCCAGCCTTTCCTGTAGAAGAGTACGCAGCGCTGCCTAAAAAGGGTACTGGAGTAGTGAAAGGTGAGTTGTTTGGCGTTACCCGCGGAGGCGATGTTAAGATCGGCGCCGGCCAAAGCATCACACTGCGTCCACTGACCTCATACGTTAGAAACACACCGAAGATCGATTTCCAGACACAAGAACTCGAACCTATCGACAAACGCATTTCTGCCTATGACCGAGTCATCAACACTGACGCCCAAGGTAAATTTGAATTTGATAACGTGCCGCCAGGCGAGTACAGCGTGTTCGGTATGTTTAGCTGGTACGCGGGTTACATGCCGCAACTGGTGTTCTTGAACAAAGATATTACCGTTAAGAACGGGGAAACTGTTCAGGTACAGCCGTAACTTGCCAAAATGCAAAGAGTTTAATAAATAGGCACCTCTGGTGCCTATTTTATTAATCATCTAAGCAAAAAAGACCTTGCTCCTGTAGTTATTATAATTCTGGTCATTCTTTTAAATATACAGAGCCAGACACTCTCCGCCATCAGCTAAAGCCTTCCATTTCTGCTTCCCAAACACCACGCCAGCGTTTATGATTCCAAAAACGATAAGTAAGAGCTTATTTACGAATGCAAAGGTTATTAAACATGCCAGACGGCATTAAGTATGAGTTCATGCAGGAAATGACCACCGCAGACATGGATAGATGGGTGTCCGAGAACATCGGACTCTCTCGTTGCGCCGGCGAGACAGAGCTGTTTGCGTCAAAGTGGTTCGATTACCGCAACATGCATCCGCTGGTTGCCACCTGCCTTTTCTCCGAAATCTATAAAACCGAGTACGCACGCATCATGCTGACGCACGGTCGTGACGACTTCCAGCGTGCTCCGTTTCGCACCGGTTTGAAGCGTGTTGCGTATCAGGATCAGGGGATGGGTGTAAAAACATCTCTGTGGCGTGCTCGCCAGTTCGCGGACAGGTATTGCTGTTCGTATGAGTATTACATCTCGACGATTCTAAGCATCGCGGCACAACGTCTTTGGGCCAATCTCCCGCGCCCCCAGCATCTGTGGCAGGACGATTTGGTTGAAATCTTTGAGCAGAAGCTGGCACGCCGCTCCCAGATCCGCATCGATGACAGTATTTTCAGCTATCACAACATGCCCCAGCTGGCAGCGCCCGAAATGCAGAAAGATTACTGCATGTGGGTTATCAGGCACATTGACGCAATGAAGCCCTCATCCCGCGTTAATGGCGTTCTCTCAGCCGTATATCTCCGTAGACTTATCCCGGAAGCAGTGGCCGCTAAGCGATACCCAAAATTGATACATGAAGCGAGAGATCTGTATTTGAGCGCCTGTGAAGACTAATCATAATTCAGAAAACAAGTTGTTTAAAACAATAAGGAAAGCACATGAGTACCGTCTCTTCCACACTCGAAACACCTGTTCACACAGGACGACCGTTATCTGAAGAGTTTGACGCCGGCTTTGAAGATCGACTGGCTGCTTACTACTGCCGCGACCGAGAGTTCCTGATTAGAGCCGGTGACTTGGTTCTGCCTGAGCAATTCTCAAACAAGGCGAATGGGTATCTGGTCAATATCGTTGCCGGTTACTTCCGCTCGTACAAAAGCTCGCCGTCGAAAGAGTTTATCATCGACATGATCAAGGAAGCGAAGAAACGCGGAAAGATTCGCGAAGAGTTCGTACCTGAAGTCGTTGAGGCGATGAAGCGCATTCTGGCCGAAAAGCTGGAAGACACCGGTTACATGATTGACCGTGTTGTAACGTTCGCACGTTCCGTCGCCTTTGATGACGCGTTTATCAAAGCGGCCGAGCTGAAGGAGAAAGGCGAGTTTGAACGCGCGATGCAGGTCATGCAGAAGGTCGATCTGGTTGGCGCCTCTGATATGGACGACGTTTACGATTATCTCGCCCGAGCTGGGGAGCGTCACGAGCGTCGTGAGTATGAGGCGTCAGAAGACTTTATCCCAAACAGCATTACAACTGGCATTCCTCTGCTGGACAAAATGCTTCACCAGAAAGGCTGGGGGCGTAAAGAACTGGTGCTGTTTATGGGCTTCGCAAAGTCTGGTAAGTCGACGGCCATGGGTGAGTTCGGTATTAACGCCACGCTGAAAGGCTACAACGTCTTGTATGTCTCTCTGGAGGTTCACAAAGACATTCTTTCAGATCGTTGGGATGCTCGCATTTCTGAAACGGAAATGTCCAAGCTTATCGAACGCCGCGATGATATCGCCGACAAACTGCGCTCAATAGGTGCTGGTTCGAAAGTGGGTAGCATGTGGATTGTTGAGCGTCGCGCTAACACGTTCTCACCTGCAGATCTCGACCGTTTGCTCAGCAACATGAAAGCTAACGGGATGATGCCAGACATGGTCATTGTCGACTATGCGGATCTGATGCGTGCCACTACACCAACAAAAGACCCGCGCAATGATGTGAAAGACATCTACACCGACCTGCGTGCTGTGATGGATAAGCACGACGTCGCAGGTATGACAGCGTCCCAGACCAACCGTGAAGGTGGTGCCTCTGAAGTGGCAACGATGATGCACGCCGCGGACAACATCGAGAAGGTTCGTATTTGTGATTTGATTATCTCAATCAACAAAACCGAAGAGGAAGAGGCTAAAGGTGAGGCGCGTCTGTATTTTGCTGGTTCGCGTAACCAGAAAGGCGGGGTCAGTCTGCGCGTACTTCAGGATCTGGAACAAATGCGATTCATTAAGCGAATCATTGACGTGATGTAAAAAAAAAGGCGTTCCAAAGCGGAGCGCCTTCACTTCAATTCAGAAATTCAAGCTTTCTTTTGCTAACAAAACCACAAAAGAAAACACATGTACGGTCATATTAATCAATGGCCGGCTAAATGCAAGGTTTATTAAATGTCAGAATTAAAAGAATTGTTGGAAGAATTCGACTTTGAGCAATGGCTAGATACTGAGGGGATCTCATATCGTCGCGGCTCAAGGACTTCGAAGGGGCGTGAAGTTAACATCCGGGAATGTCCGTGTTGCAAAAGCAGTAAGTGGAAGGTTTACTTCAATCTAACAACGGGCCTGGGCAAGTGCTTCGCTGGCGATCACCCGGAGGAAGTGCAGTTTAACAAGCTGAACTTCATCAAATACCATACCGGCGAATCGTGGCGCGGATTGCAGCGTTACATCCGCAACGAGTTGATGCAGCAAGGCTGGCGACCGAAAGAGGAAGAGGTTGAGCTGAAGTCGGATGTTGAGCTGACGTCTGAAGTTATCCTGCCACCGCATTACCAGCTGCCAATCGAGGGGCAGTTACCAACGTATCTCGTTGATCGTGACATCTCCCCGGAGCTGGCTACTTACTTCGATCTCCGCTACTGCGTAGAAGGTACGCACGTCTATCTCGATGAACGTAATGGCCGACCCCACATTCAGTCGTTCGACATGCGCATCCTGATCCCCATTTACGATTTGGACGGCAAGATGCGAACGTTTCAGGGACGTGATATCACCGGGGAATCGGATCGCCGTTATCTCTTCCCAATATCGTTACCAGCGTCGGGCAAGTTTCTCTATAACGGACATAATGCCATCGGAAAACGCACTGTAATCGTTTCTGAGGGCGCTTTTGACGTTATGGGTATCAAGCGTGCTCTTTTTGCTGAGGAAACGCTGAGAGAGTATGTGGAGCCGATAGGAACGTTCGGTATGCACTTATCCGGCACGCTGGATGGTGAAAACGAAGATCAGCTTGGCGCATTTTTGAAGCTGAAGCAAAAAGGATTAGAGACGGTCGTAATGATGTGGGACTCCGAAAAACAGGCAATACACAACACGTTCGGTGCGGCCAAGCGATTAACCGGCATTGGGTTGCGTGTGAAAATCGCTTGTCTAGGAGAGGAAGGATTAGACCCAGGTGATGCGACAATCGAACAGGTTCTTAAAGCCTACTATCGAGCGAAGCCATACACCAAGATGCTCGAAATGATGGCGAAACTACACGGTATTAAAGCACTTCTCTGACCGCAAAAAAGATAAGTATTTACTTATCATTTTGTATAAGATCCACAAAAAACAAAGGAGAGCACATGTATATCAAAAGCATTGATGAGGCCGTCAGGAAAGCCATTAGTGACGCCTCGCACCTCTTTAAAGATCGAGATGTAGAGCAGGTGGTGAAAGAGGCTTGTGAGAAGGCGAATCAGCGAATCTCCATTAAGATGCCAGTCACCATATCCACACCGGATGAGCCTTGGATTTACATTTCGTCAGCTTTAACGGCTGACCGGAACTTCGAGCTGTTCGTCATCATCAATCTGACTGACGTCGCCGAGGACTATCTGAAAGCGAAGGTGTTTCAGGGCATCTTTTATGCAGGAAGACCGCGGCCAGCGATGTCACTTTACGAGAAGTCGATAATGATAAAAGCCGAGGATTATGAATCTTACGTCGGCTCTGCAGCGGTAAAAAACTTCGCTAACTATATGTTGGAAAGCGGCGTTCTGCAGGCTCCAGAGTTTGATCATGTCCAGCGCTCACTTAGAGCCACGATGACGACCGAAGTTGTTTCAATGCCGGACATCCCTAAAGTTGTAGATGATGTATCAATGACCGGGGCAATGGCTTTGTCTGCCGTGCATTCGAGCGCATTCGAGGCACCAGGCTATTCTCGCGCATTTTCGCTTAAAGCACCGAGTGGCATCATCGACGCGATCCTAGACCAGAAGTCGTCTCAGGCAAAAAACCGTTTCAATGAAAGCATTGAAATGCAGCTCTTCAGCGAATACGACGGCAACATGGAAGACGTTGAGGCTGTAAAGGCGGTATCCAAATGCTTTGGTGGTCTCTTTACTCGGCCTGGAGACATGATCACTCGCCTTGGTTATGACAAAGCGGCCATGCTCTCGGAAGGTAAAAGCTACGCTCTCGCTCACGTCCGTGAAGCGATAAAACATGCAGAAGTACACAGCCTCGTCGCGGAAAACCCTCTTTGGGGTTCTTGGTAACAATTCCCTCGTAAAAAATCTTTCAAGCCTGCGCCAGAGCATTAGACTGGCGCAATGATAAGTAAACATTTACTATAAGAATCTATGAAAACCGACTTTAGCAAATTTCCGTCAATTAGCGGCAGTAATAGCTATTCGATGCTGTGCGAGGAACTTCTAATCAACGGATCGCCGACGCGCTCTTCGTATACGGTGTGTCAGCACACCGTACTGGCATTTAAAGAGAATCGACTCCCGCCTGGTTCATTCGATTCGTGCTCGACAGCCATTCGTGCCGGCAAGTGTCGTGCGGTCAAGATGATGTTGGAAGAAGTTAAAACAGGCGAGCGGATTTACTTCATCGATGGCCTCGAAGAGATGCGTAAGCTGAGAGAGAAAATTGAGAGTCGTGCAGCTGAAAGCGCAACGCGCAACAAGCGTGCTGCGACGTTTGGCTCAAGAGTGACGCCAAAGCCGGCAACCAAAAAACCAACCGTTCTCGTCGACATTTACGCCGAGGCGGTAAACGCAGAAGTTAATAAAACAGAGGAAAACACATGAGTCAGTTCGAGCCGCAAGTAGGCCAAGTATGCCAGATGATTTACACAACCGCGGACGTTCCGCAATGGATTAATTGCTTACCAAAGGCAGCATCGTCTCATGGTATTGCTGTGAGCATTGACGTTGTCAACGAAGGTGAAAGAACACTCTGGTTCGACAGCTTCCAGATTAACCGCAACATCGTTTTCCGACCGATCGTTCCTGAGTGTAAGCTATGGGCCGCTAAGGACTCTGACGACGTCTGCGAGATGGTATGCCTTAGCAACGTGTTTACCGCCAAGCCCGGTTTCCTTTTGACTGTCATTTTCAAAAACAAAGACAATGAGATTTTCTCCATGGACGCCGTCGATTTTCTTGATGCCTACGAACCAAAACCGAATGATCTACCGATGGTAGAGCAAAGCGAACAGTGCGACATCCTCGATTCTCAGGATGAGCCTGTCGTTGTTGCGGGAGAGCTTCAATAATGGAAAAGTTGATTGCTCTGCGTGGAAAACTAGACGCCATTAAAGCTATGGGAACCAATGCCAAAAAAGTCGCCCTGGCTGAGCTGAACGAGTTTGAGCAAAGCATGGTGTCAATGATGCTCAACCCGTTCATCCGATTCGGCGTGAAGAAATACAGCGTCGCAGAGCCTGCGCTGGAGAATAAAATCTGTGATGAGGATGCTATCCAGATCCTCAACTCTTTGGCGTCACGCCAGCTTACCGGTGGCAGTGCGGTCGCAGTCATTGAGCAGGCTGTGGCTGATATGACGGAAGAAGGTCAGGACGTGTTCCGCCGCTTCCTGATTAAAGATCCGAAGGCCGGTATCGGTATTAGCCTGTGCAATAAAATCTTCGACAACCCGATTCCGGTGTTCGAGGTTCAGTTAGCTACGTCGTACAAAGAAAAAGGCGACAAGTATCCGTTCAAGGAAAACCCGAAAGCCAAATTCCCGATGATTGCCAGCCTCAAGCTGGACGGGATGCGCGTCATTGCCGAAGTCATCGTTGACGAGGAAGAGGTTAACTTCCTGTCTCGCACCGGCAACCCGGTAACGTCTCTCGACTATCTGAAGCCAGCGGTATTAGATTTGGCGCGTATGACGCCGCATAAGCACATCTTCTTTGATGGCGAAGCGACGGCCGGTTCGTTCAACGATTCCATCTCAGCACTGCGTAAAAAAGGCGTATCAGCTATTGGCGCCGTATTCCACGTCTTCGATTACTTCTTGCCGGAATGGAAAGCCATTGCCAAAACCAAGGAGTACAAGAAAGAAGGCCGCAAGTTAAAAGACCGCCATATCGACTTGTGCAGCTGGACAAACTGGAAGAGCCGCCCGGACAGTCAGTACAAAGGCGACGTGCGTTTGCATGACTTCCAGTTAGTACATAGCCATAAAGAGTTTATCGACTTGTTCATGGCGGCTCTGGATGCCAACGAAGAAGGCTATATGGCGAAAGATCCGTTCTCTGTCTACGAATTTAAGCGCACAAAAAGCTGGTGGAAGATGAAGGACGAGATCGAAGCTGACGGCGAGATTATCGGATTCAAGCCAGGTAAAGAGGATTCGGCATTTGCCCACACTCTCGGCTCGGTAACTATTCGCCTGGAGAACGGTGTTGAGGTCGAGGCATCGGGCATTAAGCACATGTACCTGGATGAGATCTGGAACAACCAGGACAAGTACATCGGGCGCATCGTGAAGGTCAATGCCCACGAAGAGACACCAGACGGCAGCTTGCGTCACCCTCGTCTGAAATGGCCGTCCTGTCTGCGTGACACTGAAGACCGCATAGGGGATAAGGAATGATAAGTGACCTTATTGGCTTTGGTCTGTCGACCTTTTTGCTGGGCTTTGTTTTGGGTGGAATGTTTTTTGTGTCGATAAAGAAGGACAGTATCAAGGCTGGGGTTATGGAGTTCAGAGGTCGAATCTACCGAATTGTCGATGTGACCTCTGAGGCAAAGGGATTAGCTGTGGGAGGTGTAGATGATCCAGTTAAGTAAGTTGGAAAAAAGCACGCTTCGAGAAATAAGCCAGTGGGAGAATTTCTACGAACACTGGCGCCCGAAGACTCGTGCAAAACTGGAGCGGATGGGGTTCGTTGAAAATATCGCCCCTGAAGGGAAACAAAAGAATTTTCAGCTGACGGAAAGAGGTAAGACTGTTCTGGCTGAACTTGTCAACGCAGGAGCTTTTAGTTGATCCCATATCTTTTGATGGGAGCTATCGCCGGGTTTCTACTCGGCTGATTAAGCAGGAAATTAAAACTGGCGTCATTTGCTTTGGGCGGCGCGTATATCGAGTGGTTCACTCAACTGACATAAGGAATGTTAAATGACAGACTATATTTTGCTCGCATTTATTCTAGTTTGTATTTTTTACACCGTGACGAGAGCTGTATCTCGGATCGTTGATATGGTGACGGTTAAGTTTTTCGTTAATGACGACATGATGGAAAACGTCGTATCGAGGTTGATTAGCTTAACATCTCTCCGCTGGGATGGGATTCGAGACGATAGAAGTTATACTGTAACAACAAAGAGTTACGTCGTAACGGTCGAAAAAAAATAAAAACAAAGATAAATAAGTGTTTACTTATCTATAAGTTTTCACTAAGATTAACTCGTTTTCGACGTTAAGCGACTTTGCGGCCTTTAAGAAACTGACCACAAAAGTAAATGCAAACGATGATGTAGTTCTGATGGCGGCTTAACAGCCTATAAGTCAGTGAGGTCTTCCGATTCCTCATTAACAAATTCGGCGCACTGATCCGGTGTGATTACGAATGGATAGCAGAGACTTACTGGTGAATAGGCGATACTGACCCACGTACCCTTAACCACGCGATAGAGTCAGACGGCGAGTCTCTGCGAACATGGGTGATGGCCTTTTAATTTGTCGATTAGCTGTGCATAGCGTCGGCGAGCGAAGTCTGGTGACTTAAAGGTTTATTCCGATGCCTGATGTGTGAAATGCAAATAGCATATTTGAGGCTGAGGATTGCGGGTTCGATTCCCGCGTCACTCTCCCACGTTTCAGCTGTTTGGGTGGTTAGGAGCATTTTCAATAACCATATCCCGGTTTCAGTCCGCAACTGACCGCCCAAACAGCTGCGTCGTGTGTGATTACTTAATGTCTCATTTCATCTTGGGTTAATTTGAAATTGCGACGCAGCGCCTTTCTCAAAGCGTGCAGAAGGTTTTGAGAAAGTGCGTGCTAACGATCGGACTTTCTTCTGCCATTGATAGACTCGTTTAGAGCTTGATATGTAGGCCATAGCCCAGCCGGAGGTGGCGAACACCGGCAGACTGAGATGTTAGTCGATTGAAGAGGTTTTTTCATCGCCTCGATCTTTACTCCAGACCATCAAATATGCCTCCGCTGTTTGGTGACAGGCTCAGTCCGTTTCCTCTTAACGATAAAAGAGGTGCAAGCAAACAAAGCAGTCTGGTTGACTGCGACCGAGGAAGACGTCTTATCCGGTAGAGAGTGGTTCGATTCCGCTTGTTTGCGCCAACCTAAAGGGCTTTTTCGAGAGTCCTTCAGTTGAATGCCCAATGCGACAAAACGGTAAGTCGAGAGGATGCTGAGTCCGATGATGCAGGTTCGAGTCCTGCTTGGGTAACTTATCTAAGATGATGTGATTCCATACATCACTTAGTGTCGAGGTCTAAATGGTGCGGCCATCAACCGCATAAACAGCCATTAGACCCGAGCCACAAGCCTCGTCTGGCACTAACGTAAAGTGCAAGTGACGTGAAATTCAGGCTGTACGGCCAGAAGAGTAGCGTCGCAAACCATACAAACTAAACTACAAAGAGAAAACACATGTCTGAAGTCAAAAAGGTTATTACCGTAGCTGAGCGTTCTACTAAAGCACTGGTTAAAGTTGTTGCTGACGGCCAAAAGCTGTTCTCCGATCTGGCGTCTCTAGCCGGTTCAACCGTAACTCTGACTGAAGAAATCGAATTTAAACAGGGCCAGTTGGCTGATATCGAAAACCAGATCGCTGCCTCCGAGCGCGAATCCAAAGCCCAGCTGCGTCTGCGTGTAATCGAAAACGAAGACAAGGTTCTGGCCGAGCTGATGAAAGCACGCGGTTATGCCGTTATCACTCACGCTGATCTGGATGCACTAAACTCCGACCTGGTCGCGGCCAAAACCGACAACGAGTACGCAGTATCCGAAGCGCGTGAAGCTGGTTATCAAGCTGCTGCTGCTAAATTTGGCGCTGAGAACCGCGATCTGGAATCCCAGCATAAAGTTGAGCTGGCGGAGCACAAAGCCCAGGCTACTGCTAAAAACCAACGCATCTCCGATCTGGAAGCACAGGTTGCAGAGCTGCGCGGTCAAATTACCGCAGAGCGTGAAACCCGTCTCGAAATCGCTCGCGCCGACGCTGGTCGCGCGGGTGTTGTGGTTAACGCCGGTAAGAACTAATCACGGTGTGGCTTCTTCGGAGGCCACAGTCTGAAGGGGCTTGTTTTCTCAAACCGACATCGCTTGCCGGCCACGAAATTACCGCAAACCCTTCAGACTGTATTCTGATCCAATGCAGTCTCGGTATAGAAAGTTAAAAATACAAAGGAGCCGAAAAGCTCCTTTATTTTAATCAGGTCGATTAGTATTTCTTTTTTTCAATCTAAACTAAAAACAAAAGTTGTTGTTTCTATAGCAATTCGTTGCTGAAATTACTGCGATCGCTGGTTTGCTCAAGACAAAGTTTTCATTATTTACAGCATGTTTAGATAAAAACCTTGCATTGATTGTTTTAATAGAGCATTTGGTTATGTGACCTTTATCATCTATTGTTTTATAAAAACCAACAACGTATAAATCACCGGTATTTTCGTGCAGGATGATGTTGTTATGCCAAGTTGGTGTATTTAATAACTTCAATTTCACAGCACCTTTGTCAGAAGCAAATGATCTGTCTAGGATGATATTAACTACCTCTGACGGAACATAATGTTCTAGCAGCAGGGTATAATGATTGTTATTCACCATGTTAAAACTAGCTAAAATACTACCACCGGCAGCATTAAAACCACCACCAAGTGAATTGTAATAAACCCCGTCATCAACTTTAACAGGTGAATTAAGACCGAGCTTTCTAAACTTCTTTCGGTCAATACTGTCTGGATCTGGTTTCATGTCACTGATTCTGCTGGTACTATGACTCAAACAGCCAGGCCACTCAGTGTGAATAAGCTTTATTAGATTTGTGTCGACCCATAAATTTTCATCATGACTGAAAATACCTAGACAATATACGTCATCAGGTTTCACCATTGCGACAAGAATAGGTCCGGTCCTTTCAGCAAAACTATTACCAGATTTGTCCAAGGTCACCCCTTCGCCTAGATGAAAGTGATGAAGGCCAAAATCTAATAACATCCCATCATTTTTTTTAGTGTTGTATATCCCTTTGCTTAAATAATGGTTAACGTCAAGGCCACTCTTCATTTTACTAATCAATCTTTCGAATCCAGATCTATGTTCTGGTGGACATACAAGATTTTTAGATAAATGCACTTTCCTTTTTTTATTTAATATTAACCTTGTCTCTACATTTAATAAATCATAAAAATTATTGCTGCTTTTACGGTTTGAAATTCTAAAATTATGACTAAGCAGTCTCTTGCTGATTTCATTTCTATCCCGAGCTGGATCGAATTTTGTATTGAAAATAGCGTAAGGGAAATTTCTGTCCATGAGGCCTCATCAAACGTTGAATTGCATCTAAGAAAATGAAACATTGATAAGTAGTGACTTACTTATCAAGGTGAGCTATATTCAAAATATTATACCATTTGAAGGGAATCGGATGAAAGAGCTACAACCGCACCAAAAACGAGTTATTAAAGAGCATAGTGAGCTGAAGCTAAGGGTCGACGCGCTCAATACGTTCATCACCAGCAACCCAACCTTTGCCGAACTTTGTGAAGGAGAACAAGGGCTTCTTAAAGCCCAGTTTAAAGCCATGAAAATTTACCTAGTTGCGCTGGATTTCCGCATCCAGTTGTTTCAGCGAGGCGACCTGTGAAAGAACAACACGCCAAAATAAAAGGCTACCGTGATCTGTCAGCCGACGAGATCGCGCTGATGAACGAAGGCAAGGATCTGGCCCAGAAAGTCGGCGAGTTCGTGGGGAAGCTGGAAGCCGCAGAATTTGCTAAATCGAACCTTGAAGTGCCGGATAAACGCTGGCTGGCCATCGGTAAAACTGACCTTCAGAAAGGCTTCATGGCCGTGATCCGCAGCATCGCAAAACCAACCACTTTTTAAGGGATTTAAGTGAAAATTACCATCTATGGAAAGGACAGCTGCTCTTACTGCAAACGCGCGGTAGAGCTGGCTAAGCAGTTGAAGTCTCAGGGTCATGGTGACTACGAGTATATCGATATCGTTGAAGCCGGCATTGATGCTGCTGCGCTGGGAGAGCTGGTAGGGAAGCAGGTTCGAACAGTTCCGCAGATCTTTGTCGAGGGTGAGCCGATTGGTGGATACACTGAGTTGGCGATCTTCGCCTCCATCCAATAGTAATAAGGGGTCAAATGACCCCTTATTACTATGATGGACAGCCTTTCTGTATATCCTTAATGATAAGAAATGAATCAGTCATATAACGTTCTGATATACCTATACATGATGGGGATACTTTTGATAAGCTGTTATTATACAAAACAACCTTATAACACGGCATTTTTATATAATTCATATATATTTCAGTTAATTAAAAAGGAGTGGTGAAGTGGAAAGTCATTCATATACAGAGTGGGGTGAAATCTTTGCCAAGCGTATAGCACGCTGCAAAGATGGAGATGATCGCCTGTTAGAACTAGCTAATATTTGGCGTGACATTCAGCGGTTAACGACTAATGGTAAGCCGTTGAATGAAAGTCAAAAGAACCGCATACTTCGGGAGCTTAAAAAGGCTCTTGAGGAACTGGGCTATGACGTTTCACACCTTACTCTTGAAGACTATAAGGGTACAGAAGATTATCAGGAGTTATTGAAGAGTGGTTCAATTAGCAATGATGAGCTTCGCGAAATGATGAGAATGGTAGCAAAGGGACCAAAACCATGAGTGAGAATCCAGCAGATTACATTGCTATTTCGATTTCAATCGCCGCTTTGATTGTTTCAGGATACTCAGCAATTCAGTATCGCAAAGCCAACTCAATCGCTAAAAAAGCACTGGGCAAGACTGATAGCGCCATTAACATACAACAGTCTGCTTTAAAATTGCAGGAAGCAGCATTGGAAAACCAGATCACCAATTCTATCGGCATGGCAAGCAAGGAGATCCGTGAGGCAGTACTGGCCTTATCGAATGTTACGACTGAATCATCAAACTATGATATCTTTCAAAAAAATTTCAGGTCAGCGCAGGAAGCATGGTTAAATGCACACGATCAGGCCTGCATGAGCTATCGCGAAGGAAAACTGAACAAAGAAACGTTCAAAAAAACCTACCTAGTTCCTATCAGGAACATTTATGAAGACAAAGATTTCCAGCATTTCTTTAGTCCAGCTGATACCTCAAACTATCCATCAATCATTCACGTATATCGGGAATGGGTAACATCGCAACGATAATTTCCGGGACAGTTTCGCCCTTCAAGTTCCGATAATATTGCCGGATCCGAGAGACTGATTGTTTCCTTGAAATGGCGATCGACTACGAGCAAGAGCCGACTAAGACACAATCTTTTTGTGGGCATTAATAGTAGGGGTCACCTTTTCGTGAAAAGGACGAGTTCGGATTTGTTAAATAGTAAAGCCTCGAAAGAGGCTTTACTTTAGGCTTCAGACAGAAGCTTCTCTTTACCTTTTCTCTGGAAAAAGTCATGAGTTTCTTTCATACGAGCCGCTTTCAACCGAAGAGCCTCTTCTAGTGTCAGAGGTTCTTTACGAGTTTTCTTTGGTTTTAAATTCAATGACATACCCTCTTCTTCCTGGTTCTAAATGAGTGTGGATCTTGTCGATTCTGTCGCTAAATTCATGCCTTAACTTCATTAGCGTTCGCATGTAAAGCCGTGACAGAGCTGGCGAGTACGCCAAGAACGTATAACAATATGGCCTGTGTCTATTGTAGTGGTAGATGATCGCACGGTCAATTATTGTACCAAGCTTGTTCGGGTCGTAAGACTTCGGTGGTTCGAACGAGGTGCCTTTTTTGATGTTGCTGACGAGGTCGAAGGCGATTTCGTAACATCCACCCATTTGATTCAGGAGTGTCGGCCGGACTCCAGTGAGAATGCCGTCCGGGATCTCTAAAAGAGAGTCATCATAATCAACAATTTCGTTGAAGTGTACTTCATATACTTCAGGTGGGGTTCCAACGGTATACAACATGCGATGCCGACCGTCAGGCATTAAGGCCTGCAACTTGCTGAACATATGCATAATGATTGCTTATAAGTCTTATGAAACATGTGCCGGAAGGGATACCATTTCAGCAGAGAATCATTGCTTCGGAAGAAGAATGCGCTTGGTCTCGATAAATGGTAAACAAAAGGCTCCCATTGGGAGCCCTGTTCGTTTAGCTGATTGAATCAGACAGCAATTGGCTTAGTCACAACCTGCCCGCTCTGCTCAGCTTTCTTCTTAGCCTGCAGGAAGCGCTGGATCATATCGTTTTTCTGTGCGCGAATTGCGTCGTAATTGATGTTCTTGTTCATTTTCTCAGTTACTCGTCCGTATAACATAGCAAGCCCCCTCAATGTGTACTATCAGGTTCTTGTCCTGTGCATACTTCCTAACAAGTCGGTTATAGACTCGGTTTAGTTCTGCTGAGTATGCTTCAAATGTCAAAACTTGGATACGTTCAGTTTCGGATATTCGAAGAATAATGTCAATTAGTGTTCTGTAAAGGTACTGCATCTCCGAAGCGTTCAAATTTGGCGCACCCGGTGGTTTCTCAAACATTGAATCACAAGCTTCATTGCTTTCGGCCTCAATGTTGTAAAAACTCACTACGCTTATGGATAGTGTAGCAAGTTCTGCACCAAAAAGTTGATTTAAGGTGCTATTTTCAGATTGGTCTTCGGCACAGAAAACTAACCTGAATGTAATCTGCCTGGTTTCATCGCCTGAAAAAGTGAAGCAAACATCCGTATACTTAAAAACCTCAAAACCTTGCAATTCATCGTGCAAGATTTCGTGAAAATGCTTCATATCTTTCTCTCTAAGATTAGGGCTAATTGCTGAGAGGGTGGAAAAGTTGTAGTCATTCTACAGCAAAATTAAAGAGATGGGAGTGGTTCCGTGCAGTTTTGCAAATCACCTCCCGATGCACGCAAATGAGTTTAGTTTTCATCAAAACACTCTTTTGTGATTCCATACCTATAGAGTATGGAATCACAGGAAAAAAACGGTTATTCTGGGTTGACCTTATAGCTAAAATACCGTTAAATACTGTATATACATACAGTGTGCGCCGGGAGACCGGTAGAGATCAAGGGGTGAAAGTCCCCGACCATTGAAGGACCAGCAATCCACAAGGTCCCCGAGTCATGCGTTGCATACCGCGAGGTATGGGGTGAAGCGTTGAC